TCACCTATAGCCAGGACGTGTTCCCGGCCGGCGTGCCGAGCGTAACCGCGGTGGTCCGTGGCGCCAAGGTGTACGACCCGCGCACCGGCGCGACGCAGTGGACCGAGAACCCGGCTCTGTGTGCTCGTGACTGGGCGCTGTACAAGCACGGCGGCGACGTCCTTCCTTCCGAACTGAACGTCGCGGCCGTCATCGCGGCGGCGAACGCCTGCGACGTGGCGACCGTGTTCCAGACCGCTGCGGGCCCGAGCGCGTCGATGCCCCTTTACACCTGCGGGACGGTCTGCCGGCTCGATGGCAACCCCGACGTGTGGATGGATGAGATCGTCGAGGCAATGGCCGGCAAGTGGTGCTTCGCCGGCGGCCTCCTGACGATGGTTGCAGGCGCGTGGCGCAACCCTGTGGCGACCATCACTGAGGACTGGCTCTCTGGCGCGGACGACATCGTGGTGGTCAAGGACCCGCCGCGCTCCGACGTGGTCAACGTCTACCGCCCGAGCATCGCAAACAAGGGCAAGTACCCCAGCGCGACGACCGACGCCGAAAAGGCGGTGGTCTACGTTTACGCGCCGACGCCCGAGGTGCGGAGCGCCGCCTACATCGCCGACGACGGCCAGGAGCTGGTGCGCGAGATCTCGCTCGCCGCGGTCACCGACGTGATCCACGCCCAGCACGTGTGCAGCGTCCTCATGCGGGACGCACGCGATGGCCTGACCCTGCGCTTGCCGTGCAACATGATGGCCTACCCGCTGGAGGCGTTCGACGTCGTGCGGGTGACGCTACCGGCCTTCGGCTTCGACGCCAAGGAATTCGAGGTGCTCGGCACGGAGTTCTCCCTGCAGGGTGGCGTGATCCTGACCTTGAAGGAAACGGCCGCCAGCATCTACGACCCGGCCAGCGGCCTGAGCGTGCTGGACGCGGCGCCGAACACGACCTTCACGAAACCCTGGGTGGTGGAGCAGGTGACGGGTGTCACGCTCGCCAGCGGGACAGAGCACCTCCTTGTGCAGTCCGACGGCACGGTGTTGTCCCGTGTTCTGGTGTCATGGAACCCACTGCAAGAGGCCGCAGTTGCCGAAGGTGGACACGTCGAGGTGCAGTGGCGTCGGATCGACCTGGAAGAGTGGGAGAGCATGGACGCGCCTGGCGATGCCACCCAGGTTTACCTGAGCGGCTTGCAGGACGGCTCCATCTACCTGTTCCGGCTGCGAGCCCGCAACCTGCTCAACGTCCGCGGGCGGTGGAGCTTGCACCAGTTCACGCGGGTGGTCGGCAAAACGGCGCCGCCTGCCAACGTGACCGGGCTGTCGGCCGCCGTCGTCAACTCGGGCGTGCGGCTCACCTGGAACGGAAACACGGAGGCGGACTACGCGACGACCGAGCTGCGCGTCGGTGCAACCTGGGTGTCGAGCTCTTTGCTGTTCAGCGGCAAGGCCACGTCGTACACCTGGCTCTCCCCGTCCGTCGGTTCATACACGGTGTGGGCCAAGCACTACGACACAAGCGCGAACCAGTCGGTGGCACCTGCAAGCGTGGCGGTGACAGTCACCGCCACGGACGCGGTGAACTGGTCGAGCATCGTGGGGCGGCCGGTGTTGTTCCGCGTGCTCTCGCGGGGGTATTCGGACACGCAAGCGCCGGGCGTTGCGGGGCTTTACAACGGGGAGACCGGCGGCTTGTTCTATGGGCCGAATCCGATGTACACGGTGGTGCGCATCCGTCGGTCTGACGCTGCCATCACGTTTGTCGGCTGGTACAACACGCTGAGCGGCGGCGCCGCGGTCATGCTCGACATGGCGACGGCGCTCAACGCAAGCGGGCCTGACAGTGTCGTCGTGGTCTATTCGAACGACGAGCCCGCGACGAACCGGCTGACGCCTGTTCTGTACGAAGCCATGAAGCGCTGCGGCGCATCCGCTGGCGTCTTCGGCAGCCCGCAGTTCAAGTTCCGCTCCGCCTACATCCTGGTCGGCATCGGCGGATGCGGCGAGGGCAACGGGTATGAGGCCTACTCGGGGTCGATCGACAGCGACACCAACGCCTGGTGCGAGGTCGCGTTCTCGATCCAAAGCAGCCAGCTCATCGTGAGCGGCACCGGTGCCGTGCCGCGCACGCTGGCGGACTACAAGTACACCGGCGACCTGAACGCGACGGTAGACGTGCGGCTCGTGGCGCGCGGCACCTGCTCGGTCAGCGGAAACACGCTCACCAAGGCTGCAACCGGTGCGAGCGCATGGGACTCCGACTGCTACAGCGCTGACGGCTACATCGGCGGCGCCTACGCATCGGGGGTGGTGACGAGCGCTCCAGGCGACTGGATGCTTGGTCTGAACACCGACCCATGGACGGACGGAAGCTATGCCTCCATCGATTTCGCAATCTACAAGCGAAGCGATGGAGTGCTGCAAGCGTACGAGGGCGGCGTCGGTTCCGCTGTTCTGGGCAGCTGGGCTGTCGGCGATACCCTGACCGTCAGCTATGACGGTGCGACCGTCCGCTACACGAGGAACGGCGGCTTGCTCCGCGCCGTCGCAGCCAAGATCACCGCGCCGCTCTACTTCGACGCCTCGTTCTACTCGCCTGGCACGTCAGTGAGCAACGTCCGCTTCGGCCCGCTGTCCAAGGTCGCAGACATCGACACCGGTCAGATCATTCCCGAGGCAGCGACGGAAATCATTCAAGTGAATCCGCCAGATCAGTTCTACGTGGGCAAGTTCAACGTCCTCGCGACTGTGAACTACACGGTGGATCACACGTGTCGGATCATTCTGCACGCGACGGTAACGCAGAGCCCGGCAGTGCCTGGTTCCTTCCCTTCTGGACTTACATCGCTGTTCATGGTGGTTGACGGCATTCGTTTTGACGTCGCGCTGTCGCGGTTCGGAACGACCACGAGTCTTACGTCAAGCATGCGAGGTTCCATCACGGTCACGGCCCCTAAAACGGTCACGATAGGGTTGGAGGGCAACAGCAACAGCGGCAGCAATGGCACGACATGGTCTGACATGCTGCTGCTCGTGGAGGTCATCAAGCTATGAACCGATTCACGATCGTGGATGAGTCGACGGGCGCAGTGGTTACGCGCATTGAGTGCTCTCAGCGGATTGCTGAGCAGCAGGTGAACCACGGACAGGTGCTCATCGCCAAGTGGTTCGACCGCAACGTGCGGGCTCTGCGTTGGGCCGGAAACGAGTGGGAACCAGACGTGATCGGCGATGCTCCGGTGCCAACGGAAGTCGCTCTCTGTCAGGCGCTATTGCAAGTGGACGAAGCGGCTGGGGTAGCACGCCGACGGTTCATCACCGAGGTGCCGGGACAACAGGCCGTCTACATGATGAAGCTGGCCGAGGCTCGGGCACTGGCGGCTGATCCTGGCGCTGCTGCCCCACACATCCACAGCGAGGCGGCGGCCACGGGCTGCACCGCTGTGGACGTGGCCGCGGCCGTCATCGCCCGGGCGGACCTCTGGAACGCCGTGCTCAGCCCTGCCATCGAGGCAGCGCGCATCGGTGGCAAGGCCGCTGTCTCGGCTGCTGCTCTGGCGGGTGACGCCGCCGCCATCACCGCTGCGGCTGAGGCCGCTATCGCTCAACTCGACGCCATCGCGCCACCGGCCTGACAGGCGTCACCAACCCAACCACCGAGCCCGCCGCTGTGCGGGCTTTTTCTTGCCCGAAATGAAAGCGCCTTTCATGAAAAACGAAGCCATTGAAGCCTCTGTCGCGGCGGTCGCATCCAAGTCGACCTATGCCGGGGCTGGCTCGGCCGCACTCGGCTGGTTCCTCTCCAACGAGTTCGCGGTCGTCTTCGGCATCGTCGTCGCCGCTGTCGGCCTGCTGGTGAATTGGTACTACAAGCGCAAGGCAGATCGGCGCGCAGAGCACCTGCACGCGGTGCGATTGCGCCGCCTCAACGCAGGGCTGTCGGACCTTCACGAAGGCGAGTACAGCGATGAGTAAGGCCCGCATCGCCGCCGCCCTGCTGTCGCTGAGCGCCGTGGGCTTCGCGGCCTGGCAGGCGCACGAGGGGTTCACGGCCGCGCCCGTCATACCCACCCGAGGGGACGTGCCCACGATCGGGCACGGCTCCACCCGCTACGAGGCCGGCACGCCGGTCCGGATGACCGACCCGCCCATCACGCGCGAGCGTGGCGCCATCCTGGCCCGCAACCTGATGAGCGCCGACGAGCGCAAGTTCCGCGCAAGCATCCCCGGCGTGAAGCTCCATCAGGAGGAGTTCGACCTCTACATGGACTTCGTCGGGCAGTACGGGGTCGGCAACTGGCGCAAGTCCAGCATGCGCGCCCGGCTGATGGAGGCCGACTACCGCGGCGCGTGCCGTGCGCTCCTGCTCTGGAAGCGAGCGGCCGGCTACGACTGCTCGACCCCCGGCAACAAGCGCTGTTGGGGCGTCTGGCAGCGGCAGCTCAGCCGCTACGAGAAGTGCATGGCCGCTCAGTGATCGCAACCCGTGGCGCGGATATCCGACCGATACCCGCGCCACAGATGGAGCCCGAATGGAAAAGCTCATTGAACTCAAGGCGATCGCCGCGCTGGTGTCGATGCTCTCCGCCTCCCTGCTGGTCGCCTTCGGGAAGATCGGCGACGGCGTCTACTCGACGGTGATGGTGGCGACCATCGCCGCCTTCCTGGCGGCCCAAGCCTTCACCGAGAGGCCCTCCCCATGAACCCCTTCAGCGTCGCATCAACCGCCCAGAAGCTGATCGCCTACGCGGCCATCGCTGCGGCCCTGGCCTTCGCCGCCGCGGCCACCGTGCAGACCGTCCGCCTGGCCCGCGCCCAGAGCGCCCACGCCAAGCTCGACGCAGCCTTCGCCAAGCACCGCGCCGACGCCGAGCGCACCGCGCGCCTCGCCTCCGAGAATTACCGGCGCGAGGAACAGCGCCGCATCCAAGCACAGAAGGAAGCCGAAGATGAAGCCACTCGCCAACTCGAGGCCGCCCGCGCTGATGCCGGCGCTGCTGCTGATGCTCTGCGCCGGCTGCGCCAGCGTGTCGCCGCCGACGCCGCCCGTCGTGCCGCCGCCGGCGATCCCGCCGCTCCCCAAGGCGGCCCGGCAGCCGAGCCCGCCGCCGATTTGCCAGCCGACGCGCTGCTCGCCCGGATTGGTGAGGCTGCTGGACAGCTTGCTGCCCACGCCGACGCCGCCCGAATCGCCGGCCTCGCCTGCGAGCGGTCCTATGACGCGCTGACCAGGGGCGCCGAATGATCCCCCCGCTGGTCTACATCGAGTGGGAGGACGCGCACGAGCTCGACCTCGAGACCGGCTGGGTCCACACCACGGACCACACCTACCAGCCGGTCATCGTGCACCAGGTGGGCTACATCCTCGCGGAGACGCCCGAGGCCTTCATCCTCACCGCCGCCTGGCATCCCGACTTCATCGGCCCGCGCACCGCGATCCCGCGGGCGATGGTCACGAAACTCTGCCCGCTCAAGGTCATGCAGCCGGCTTTCATCCGCGAAGGACACCCCACATGACGCCTGCCACCGTGGACGAGAACCTGAAGCAGTTCGCCTCCGAGACCCAGTGCCGCTACATCGACGCGGTCATCAAGCACGGGTCGATGCGCGCCGCCGCGCGTGTGCTCGGCGTCAACTTCACTTCAGTGCGCAAGGGAGTCGAGGCGGCGAAGGCGAAGGCTGCGCTGCGTGGGTACAGCCCCGACCACGACTGGACGCGGCCGGTGCCGCCGACCCACGTCGCAAAGGGCGTCAGCACCTACTACAACAAGGACGGGAAGCCAACCGGCCAGTGGGTGAAGGCGCATCTGGCAGCAGAGGCTCAGCTCGAGGCAATGCAGCAGGCCATCGCCGAGTTCGTCGGTGACGTCCAGCCGATCACGCCGCCGCCGGCGCCGCTGGACTTCCAGACCGACATCATTCCCTGGATCCAGATCGGCGACGCCCACATCGGCATGCTGGCCCACGCTGCCGAGACGGGCGAGAACTTCGACCTCCGCATTGCCGAGCGCGAGCTGTGCGGGGCCATCGGCCTGCTGATCGACGAGATGCCAGCATGTGAGCGGATCGTCATCAACGACCTCGGCGACGCCACCCACTACGACAACCTCGCGGCCACCACGGCCGCAAGCGGGCATGCGCTTGACGCCGACGGCCGGCACCCGAAGATGCTGCGCGTCTACAGCCGCACCATGCGCTCGATCGTAGACAAAGCGCTGGAGAAGGCCCGCCACGTCGACGTCATCATCAACCAGGGCAACCACAGCCGCATCAATGACTTCTGGATGCGTGAACTGCTCACCGTGGCCTACGGCCACACCGGGCGGGTGCACGTGCTCGACAACGACAGCGTGTTCATCCCGTACCGCATGGGCAAGACGCTGGTCATGGTTCACCACAGCGACAAGTGCCCGCCGGCGCGCCTCGTGGGCGTGATGACCTCCGACTTCCGCAAGGACTTCGGCGAGACGGACTTCCACTACATCGACATCGGGCACGTCCACCACGGGTTCGTGTCGAAGGACCACCCGAGCGTGACCATCGAGTCATGGAACCATCTGGCGTCCAACGACAAGTGGGCGCACGACGCTGGCTACAGGGCCCGCAAGGCGATCACCGTCGTGCTCCGCAGTCGCACCTATGGCGACGTCGGCCGGCGCGTCCTGTCGATCGACGAGATCCGCGACCGCATCAAGGGCGGAGGAGGCAAGGTCGCAGCGAAAGAGGTCTACGCGGTATGAGCCGCACCATCGTTGCCGCGCTCATGGCCGTCGCCTTCGTGCCTGCCGTGTTCCTGGTGGCGCTCGCCGCCGCCGCTTGCTTCAGCCGGTTCTGGTGGCGAGCGCTGCTCGAGGTGCTGCGCGTCACGAAACCGTGACTTCCAACCGCCGGCCGATGGCCTCGAACGCCTGCGCCAGCGTGTCGATCTTCGTGGCGTGATGAAGGTCGAGCAGCCGGGTGACCTCCTGCGGGCGGACGGCCATGGCCTTGGCGAGTTCGATCGGGCGAGTCTTCGTCGCCAGCATCTCGTTCAAGAGCAGGACCTTCGCGGCCACCGACACCGGAAGCGCGACGAGTTCTTCGCCGTCCTTGGCCGCCGAAGGGGCGGGCACCGGGCGGCGGTCCTCGAAGTAGAAGTCCATGGCGGTGACAAGCGCGTCGACGGCCTCGGCGCGCGCCTCGTCGATGTCGTCACCTTGCGTGATGGCTTCGGGGATATCCCGGAAGGTCACGGTGAAGCCGCCCTCCGGGGCCGCCTCGAATCGGGCTGGATAGCGTTGCATTGCAGTTTCCTTTCTGTGTGGGCACGGTGCCCGGCCTCATGTCCAAAAGGGCCCCCGCCGGGCCCGTTCTGGTTAGAGACCTAGTTGCTTCAGGACAGCGCGGCGGGTGCCTTCCTTTAGCTCCTTGCTGGGGTGTCTCGGGAGGACTGACTGCCTGCCCTGGTGGTACAGCTTCCAGTGGCTTGAGCCCTCCTTGAACGTCACCCCCTGCGCTTCAAGCCATCGCTTGAACTCGCTTATCTTCACCGTGCCCTCCGTGTCGTTGCGATGAATGCATCATAAACAAAAACGCGAAACGGTACAAGCAAATTTGTGTATTCGTTGAGCCCCCGAGATGGGGGGACACGTTGCGGTCGGGTGCTGCTTACCATCCTCAATGACCCTGGCGCATGACCGGGGCACAAGGGTGAGAGCATGAAACGCATCGCAAAGGGCGCAGCTGCTGCGCTCCTGTTCGGCTGGGCGGCCCTCGCTCACGCCACCGACTACACCGCCCAGCTCGTGCTTCAAGGGGGGCTTCCTCCGCTGCGAGTCGGGTCCCCGGCCTTGGACGGCCCGCATAACCTGAACGGTGACTGGACCACTCCAAGCATGCGCGCGGCGGGTGTCCAGGCGCGAGATCAGGCGGGCCTGGACGGCGCCGGCTCCGCCACCTGGGATGAGTGGCGCAGCGGCCCGAGCATGCACAACTACGGGAGCGTGCCCACCACGCTTGGCGAGATCATCGCGCGAGTGCCTGAACTGGACTATGCGGGGTCAGGGATGGGGAATGTCTACTACTCCAGCATCACCTCGACCGCGAAGGCGAAGCCGCGCAACGGGTCGGAGGTCAAGGTGACCACCGAGTGGCGCCGCGGCTTCTCGCTCGGCGCCGGCGAGACGATGTCGTTCGCCACGCTCTGCACGCTGAGCGTGCTCGACGGGCTCGCGCTCGACACGGTGACGAGCTTCACCCTCGACACGGCGGCATCCTTCGCCAGCCTGACGATGGCCGATGTGGGCAACCGCGTGAGCGCGAGCCTGTTCGCCTCCCTGACCAGCGCGTTCGGCGGAAACCTGTCGGACGTGTTCAGGTACACGCTGGGCGATGGTGGACTGTTCGTCCTGTCCATCACCAACACCACGGCGAACGCCATGACGGGTTGGATGAACGCCGGGACCTACATCGATGTCAGCGCGCCTATCCCTGAGCCGGGCGCCGGCGCGCTTCTGGCGCTCGGAAGCGTCGTCGTGTGGCTCGGCCGCCGGAGGCGCCTATGGGGCTGACGCCACACTGCGACCGCGCCGAATGGCTGGACCGCGCCACCATGGCGCTCGGCCGGCTGATGCCGGGCAAGTCCCCGGCGGAGATTGCCGAGATCGTGTCGGGGCACCTCTGGGAAGAGGCTTGCGACCTGTCGCCCGAGGAGGCGGCCGAGATCTACGCCTGCGAGTCGCCGCCCGAGTGAGTCGACGCAGGCATTTCCGCCGCGTCGATCACCTCGGCCAGCCATTCGGAACCGAGCGCCTTCAGCCGCTCCCAGCGCGCGTCGTTGAGGCGCACGCTGCGCGGCTTAGTGCGCTCCTCTGGCGGCAGCATTGGGCCCGTGCCTGAGCCCTTTGGCCGGCCGCGAGGGCGCTTCGGTGCGCTGGCGTCACTCATCGAGCACCCCTGCGAGCCGCGCATAGTCCGCGAGCGTTTCGCGCGCCTCGTCCAGATCGTCCTCAACGTCGCCGTGGCCGATCAGTTCCAGCGACAGAGCCTGAAGCTCTTCGCGCGTGTTGGCGTCGACGATACGTTCAATCCAGGTGAGCATGACTGGCTTTCAATAGAGTTGATGCACCGAGGTGTCCATGGGGACGACCGTTACGCTGGCGCCATCGGGCTTGCGAGAGTCGTCCAGGCGGGCCGCGGCGTCCTCGCTTGATGTGCCACAGACAACGTACCGTTGGGACGCCCGGCCGCCGTTGTCGGTGTACCGCGAGACGAACACGAGGTAGAGGCTGGCGTTAGATGGCGAGGGGGCGCCATTGTTCTTGGGTGGGTCGATGTCGGTGAGCGTCAGGTGCTGCCCCTGGTATTCGACGGTGGTAGTGGTGTTCATGGAGGACCTTCCGCTTTGCTGTCCGGCACCGTGCCGTCCATGTATTCAATGTAATACAGCGAAAACATGGACGCAAGAGTTATTGTGTAACACGGGCTAAATAGTTTGCCCGAGGCGCGGCAGATGCTGCACGGTCGCCGGGATGTGGTCGCCGCGCAGGTTCCGGCACCACCAGGCCTGCGGGTTCATCGCTGATGTCTTCCCGTAGGCCACGTACTGCCGGCCGCGCAACATGAAGTCGTCGCCCTTCATCGGACCCACCATCACCTCGATCATGGGCTGGATGATGTGGTCGCGGGCGTAGTGCTCCCCGGCGTGCAGGTAGGCCACGCCGTCGGCGGTGATGGTCAGGTTCCCGGTGTGGCGGGTGGCGGCGGCGACTTCCTCGGGCGTGAGCTTCATCCCGGTGGCGCGGAGTTCGACGACTTCGACGAGCATGCTGGGATTCTATCCAGCGCTTCACCGGTGAAGATTTCGGTGTAATCCGCTGGCCGCCAGGGGCTGTTTTCCGCTGCCAATGGCCTTCGCTTCCCTCTGGAGCGGTGATCGCCAATGGCTGTCACTTGCGTTCACACGGCAGGGGTCACAGGTTCAATCCCTGTACCACCCACCAAGCATTCAGCTTGTAAATCAAGGACTTAGCCGAAACGCTAAGTCCTTTTTTTATTCCCGCTTCGCACTGGTGTAAAGCCTCGGTGTAATTCACCCGAACGCCTTCTTCATCGCGTCCCCCATCTGACCTTGATCGAGGAACGCGTACCGCGACTCTGTCACCTTCGTGCTGGAGTGTCCGAGGATCTTGCTCACGACGTGGAGCTCGGCGCCGGACTGGATGAGGATCGTTGCGCACGAGCGGCGCAGGTCGTGGAAGTTGACATGCTCCATGCCGGCTGCCTCGCGCGCACGCCGGAACCCGGTCTTCAGGCCCTCGAAGTTGATCGGCAGCGGGACCTGCTCCAGCCAGGGCCGCAGGGGCGGGACGATCGGCACTTCGCGGTAGCGCAGGGTCTTGGTGTTCCCGGCCTGGATGCGGATGGTGTCCCGTCCAATGTCCTCGGCTTGCAGCTTGCAGACTTCCCCGCGCCTACACCCGGTGTAGAGGGCGATCCACACCGCCGCCTTGACGGCATCGCTCGCGTGGTCGGTCAGGGCGCGCACCTCGGCCAGGCTCAGGTACGTGGTCCGCTGGTTGTTCTCCGGGATGCGCTTGATGAGCCCGCTGTAGTCGACCGAAGTCTTGTCCTGCTCCCAGGCCATCGACAGCGCCTTCTTGAGCGCCCCAAGGCTTCGGTTGACCGTCGCAGGCGCGTACGCCTTCAGCAGGTCGTCCCGGATGGCGCCGGCTACCTGCCGCGTCTCCGACGCCCGTTTCCCCTCGAGCCACCGGCCGATGCGGTAGCCGTGAAACTGTGCCGTCTCGGGGCTGCGCAGGGTGAGGCAATGCCGCTCGGTGTAGTCCGCCATGAGTTCGCTGAGCAGCGGGTCGCCAGGGACGACCGGGGCTCGCTTGGGCTGGTCCTTGACCGCGTGCAGCGCGCGGCGCAGCTCTGCCTCTAGGCGCTTGGCATCACCCGCAGTTGAACCTTCCGGCAGGCGTCGGTGAAGGCGGCGGTTGTTGACGCAGACCTCGGCGTGGTAGCGGCCTTCGGCGTCTTTTCGGATGGGCATGAGTCGGCTCGTTCTTGGGTCCAGGCGGTGACGGTTGGCAGGTCGAAGCGCCTTCGGGAGCCGACCAGCATACTGGGGCACCCATCGGCGACCATTCGGGCGACCGTGCGCTCGCTCACGCGGAGCGCGGCGGCGAGTTCGGCGGGGGTCAGCATGGCAGTTCCACCTCCTCTCCGAACTTGGAAGCAACGGACGCGCGCATGGCGGCTATGAGGGGCGTTGGGCCGCGACCGGACGCCTTCGTGTAGCGCTCCTCCGCGTACCAGCAGTCAGGGTGCTCGCACTCGACGCTGATCCGCTCGCGCTGGATGATCGGCCCGCCGATGTGCCACATAGTCGAGGGCGACCAGTAGGGCGCCGCGCCGAACTGCATGCGGCCGGTCGGCTTGGGGGCGATGATCGCTCGGCTGAATCCTCGGCTGTACGAACATCCAGGCACGATGCCGGCATGCTTCATCTGGAGATCCTGCGGTCGGTCATGCTCCCAACCCTCGGCCAGCGCCACCGCTTGGTCCAGCAGCGCGCCCTCAAGTTCTGCGGTCTTGTATTTCATGGCGTGATCCTCTTGAACTCCACGACCCACACCCACGGGTTCGCGTCCCAACTGTCCGCGCCGTTGATCGCCCCCCACAGGGCCTCGTACCACTTGCGCGGATCGGCGCCGACGCGCATGTTCGGGAACGGGCAGCCCTCGGCCATTGCGTCGCCGCGGCTGATGTCCTGCAACCGCTCGACGCGGACGCCGGTCACCTCCAGGGTGATGCGGCCGGCCGCCCGGGGCATGTGGATGCTCGGCTTCCAGGTGTAGGACTCCCACGTGAACATGCCGTCGTGCGTCGCGCGATAGCCGAAGCTGCCATCGTTCAGCGGCCCGCGGAACGTCTCCCGCACCCATAGGCGGTCGCCGGGCTGGCCGTATGGGCACCGCCATGTGTTCCGGCCGTCCACCGAGTACGCGCCGAACTCTGCCGGACCAGGCTCCTCCTGCCCTCGGCGAACGACGGTCGGGTGATAGGTGCCGACCTCGATGGCCCCGATATGGTCGTCGACGGAGTCATGCGGCTGCGGCTTCACGACCCGCCGCGTCTGGGTCTTCGCTCCGGCCAGCAGGGCTTGCACCATGCTGCCGGCGAACAGGATCGGTCGTTCCTTGATGCTCATTCGTTTCTCCAGTCTCTCAGCCGCCGGCAGGGGCGGTGCGGCAGTTCCAGGCTTCAATTGCCGATTCGCGGTCGCGGCCGATGCGCTCGATCATTCGTGACGGCTGGCCCGGCGTCGGCTGGCACCAGTGCCGCACGGACACGCTCGTTGGCTCGCTCTTGCCCTGGCCGGTCCACATCCGCCCGTTCTCGTGCAGCTGGGTATCGCCGGCGCCGCACCACGGGCACGGCTTCAGTTCGTCGGTCATGCTTGAGTCCTGTCGGCAGGGGCGGTGCGGCCGATGGCGGCGGCGGCTCGGACGATGGCTCGGCGGGTGGCGGCGAGCGGGTCGCCGTTGAATGGCTCGTTCTGTAGATCCATCCACGCACCGGCCGCGTCGACATCGACCGCGACGTACGGTTCATCTCGCTTCGGCCGGACACGGCATCCGAACGAAATGTCAATGCCCAGTTTCACCGCCAGCTCGAGCGCATGCGCCGAGTAGGTGAGCGGGTTCCAAGCGACGTCATATGGCGTTGAGGCGTAACAGAAGCACCCATCGCGCCACTCGCACTTGATGCCCGCCGCCTGCGCCGCAAGCTCCAGCAGTTCCCGGTCGTTCGTGTTGCTCTTGCTCATTTCCTTGCTCCCTTGTTCAACCAGGCCAGCTCATCGCTGCCGGGGTATTCGTCCACTGGGACGTCGCGGTCTGCGGCGTCTTCATCTCGCTCGGACCGCCAGTCCTGTTCCTCTTGCGGGCGGGGGCGGGTCATGCGACCTCGGCGAACAGCGGCGCGTCGTTGCGGATTCGCCGTTGAGCGATGTCGATGTACTCGGGATTGAGTTCAATCAGCACCGCGTCGCGTTGCAGGCCATCGGCGACCAGGCCGGTGGTTCCGGCCCCGCCGAATGGGTCGAGCACGACGCCCCCGAACGGGCAGCCAGCTTTGATGCAGGTGGCCGCGAGGTCCGGCGCCATCGTGGCGAAGTGCGCCTCGCTGAATGGTTGCGTGGCGATAGTCCAGACACTGCGCTTATTTCGCGTGAGGGCTGGGTAGCTCATGGTCCCGCCACCTTGGCCGCCGCCGTTTGTGTCAACGCCAGGACGGACCGATCGGCCCTTGACGGCCTTCATCGCGCCGTTGGTTTTGCCGGGGACGCGATTGCTTCCTCGCTGTCCTTCCAAGTCTTGAGCCAAGCGCGCAGCCGTGCTATCGGTTGCCGGCTCTTGCATGGCGTGTAGATCGTAGAAGTACCGATCCGACTTGCTCAGCAGGAACACGTACTCGTGCGCCTTGGTGCACCGGTCTGTCACGCTCTCCGGCATGGGGTTCGGTTTTGCCCAGATGATGTCTTGGCGCAGATACCAGCCGTCGGCCTGAAGCGCGAAGGCGACGCGCCAAGGGATGCCGATCAGGTCTTTCGGCTTGATCCCCTCGAAGTGCGCCCTCCTCTGCCGCACCGCCCAGGCCGGGACAGATCCGTCTGGCGCAACGGTGTTCTTCCCTACGTTGCCCCCGCCGCCCCACTTGTCGGTGCTGCAGTAGCTGTCGCCCAGGTTCAGCCACAGCGTGCCGTCGTCTCGCAACACGCGCCGCACTTCGCGGAACACGGCGACGATCTGCTCGACGTACTCGGCCGGGGTCTGCTCCAGGCCGATCTGGGCAGCGTTGCCATAGTCCCGCAGGCCGAAGTACGGAGGCGAGGTGACGCAGCAATGGACGGAGGACTCCGGCATGGATGCCAGGACCTCGCGGCAGTCGCCTTGAAGGATTCGCACAGTCATCACACCCCCCCACCCAAGGAAGCCGGCTGTTGCGGCGCGGCGGGCGCATCGTTCTCGCCGAGGTACTCCCAGACGGCCCACGCGAACTGCACGCGCGTGTCGATGTACGTCTTCCCGTCAGGCTTGCGCCAGGTCGGCCAGCCCTTGCTGCGGGCGAACTGCTCGAAGGCGGGGGTCATGCCCCACCTCGCTTCGTTGCGGCGATGGCGGCGCCGAGTTGGTTCGTTGCCGTGATGGCGGATTCCAGTTGGTCACGTACCGGGCGGTCGGTGTCGTAACTCCAGCTGTCCCACTTGTAGCCCTTGGCGATGCCTTCCAGGCGGCGAGCCTCAAGCCAGTCCAGCCGCTCCGCATCCTTCGCCCCGCTGGCCGCCATGTCGCGCAGGCGGTCGGTGTCAGCGATGAGTTTGCTCAGTACCGGGATGGCGTCAGCGACGTGGCCCATGCGGATCAGGTTCGCGTACTCGCCTACGGCGTCTTTGATCGCCTGCGCCAGCGCTTCCGGAGTTTGGTTGGTTTGCATGTCAGGTTCCTTTCTGAGCTTCGATCTCTTCCAGGGCGTTGCTGACGCGCTCCAAGAGTTCGGCCGGTGTCAGTTCGTTGATACGCCTGTCGGCGTACTCCTCCGGTGTTTCCCCGTTCTTGCATAGACCGTGCTTGAGGGCAGCTTGCGCCCAGCTACTACGCACCATTGCTTGAAGGCTCATCGCTGCTCCCCGGTGATTGCACGCTCGACACGGCGGATCAACGCTGTCGGTCCTTCATCAGCTTCCCGGCTCGCGTGCAGGATGCCGTCGATGTCTTGTTGCGTCAGCGGCTCGCGCTTGCCCGTAGTGGGGGCGGCGTCTGGGCACTCGGGTCGCGCGCACCCCTCCCCTGGGATGCGGTCGTGGCGGCATACGGAGCAAGGCCCCCACACTTTGATGCGGTGTGGCTCCAAAGGAACCAGCTTGATGGTGTCGGCTTCCATGCTCGGGTCCACAACCACCTTGAACCCGGCGAAGGTCTGCGCCTGGGTGGCCGCTGCGAGGGCTTTGCGCACCACGGAAATGATGTAGTCCGGGCCGTCAAGAAACCGCTCGTCGAACGCGATCCCCATGATCTGCACATCCGTCAGCACCTGACCGGAGCCCGTCGCCTGTTGTGCGGCCCGGCGAGCCATTGCGGCCACTGACCCGTCACCACCCCACCCGGCAGGAGGTGACCAGTCGGACGGCTCGCATGCCGGGGGATCATTCTCGGGATCAACAGCTTCCGTCGCCTGTTGCGCAGAGGGCGGGGCGAACTCTCTGATCGCTGTGTAGTGGTTGATGATGTCGCCGTTATCGCGGATCGCTTCACGGCCGTTGACGGTGACGACGCACATGCCGCTCACGTCGCGAGTCAACCCGAGCACTGACGCCACCGGCTCCCCGCTTCCAGTCGCATGTTGCTGCGGAGCGGTGCGAGCGGCGACGAGTTCGGTGATTTCGCGCACATGGTGGTCCGGGTACATCACCTTGTGGCCCAGGGCTTCGGTGATCCGGACGCCGTATTCGATCCACCGGCTGACGCATTTGCGCGACGCGGCCAGATCGTTAGCGAGCCGGGCCACCTGGCCCTCGGCTTTGTAGAGCTTCGCGGCGAGGTCGTCCGCCACCGGCTCGCCCTGCCGCGCCTCGGCCATCGCTTGCAGTTGGTCGATGGTGGCGTGCAGGTTCTGAGGCGAGCAAAGGGGCCACTCGGGGCCGCGAGCGCAGTCGTCGGCCTGCCGCTTCGCCTTGTCCGCCAGTTCTTTCGGTGTGGTCATTTGGTGTCCTTTTGCATGGCTGCGTCGATGGCTTGGCGCAGCGTGTTGAAGCGCTCTGTTGTTTGCTCAATGCCATCTGAACTGAGGTATGTGATGCAGAACATTTCGCTGACATCTTGAAAGACACCAACCAAATGCTCGCTACACCAAGACATTCGCTGCGCATCCGTCACCTCGTCGGCGGCAGAGGCCACCGGCTCGGCTTGCCGTTGCGTGGCGAGGGCGGCAATAGCGAAGTCAAGCGCAGCCTGCTCATTCGGGCCCAGCATCTTCTCGTCGTGCTTAAAGCGGCGCAGAAAATACGCAGCGCGTTCGGCGGTCATGCTCATGTCTTCTCCTGAAGCGCAACGTACCGTTGCTGGGCCGCCAGGGCGGCGTCGATGTAGGCAGAGTCACACTCGGAAGGCTTGACCATTCGGCGTGCGTACTTCAATGCCTCGGCCAACTGCTTCAACAGGGCCTTGGTCGCAAGGTGCTCCCGTTCCTTGGCTTCGAGGTGGGAGCGGAGGGCGCGGCGAGCTGTTTGCTGGCGGTGGCCCAGGTGATGGCCGAGCGCAGCGTCGACATACTCATCAGCGAGGAAAACCGCCCGCTCCACCCACTCGCCGGTCGCGGCGTCGGCGGCACGGGCGCGCGACTGCTCGATGTCGGCAGCCTCTTCGCTGTAGTAGTCCCCGTCCGCCACCGGCTCGGTACCGATGAGTGCGATGGTGTCGCGCAGACGTTCAATCTCCTGATCCCGCAAGGCAAGTTGCGTGGCGATATCGGCCTTGCTCTCCAGGCGTTCAACGGTCATCGCCACGATGTGCTTTTCGTAGTGCGTCCCGAGCGTTTCAGGGTCAATGTCAGGGTAGGTTTTCATGTCTTCTCCTGATAGGCCGCCAGGGCGGCGCGAAGCTGTTCCCAATCCTTGGGCCGCCCAACAGAGCACGTCTGGTCGAACGCCACCTTGCAAGCCTCGGCCAACTGCTTCACCAGGGCCTGTCGGGACTCGAGGTGGGCGCGGAGGACCTCCATTGCTGGGCGCTGGTCTTCGTCTGCGCGAGCTACAACCGCCAGATCGTCTGCCACCTCCATCGCCCGCTCCACCCACTCGCTGGGGGCGGCCTGCTTGTCGGGGGTCATGCGGCACCTCCAGCAGCGAACATGTCCACCGTCTTGGTGTCCCGCTCGGCCGGGTCTTCCTCGGGCAACACGTCGCGCAGGCGTGGCTTGTCTCCGCCGTTCGCGCAGCAGTCAGGCTCCCATGCGGAGTCGAGCCGCTTGAGGTGCGCGAGGCTCTTTACCTCCACCACCGAGTCAAGCGCGGGATCGCCCTGGTCCGACACGATCTCGAATGCGTCGCGTTCGGCCGCGCGCTCGGCATCGCGCTCGCTTGCCGCCATGACGACAGCCGAGTAGGTCAGCGTCACGTAGAAGGGCTTCAGGGTGCTCATCAGGTTCTCTCCGTAGTGGTGGCGTCAGGCCGTCGCGCCGTGCTTCGCCAGCAGCGCGAACAGATCCGCCACCGTCGCCAGTTGCTCGCACTCGGCGTCGGGCAGCTCGACAGCGAACTCGTCTTCGAGCGCCATCACCACCTCGACCGCGTCGAGCGAGTCCATGTGCAGATCGGCCTCGAGGTTCGACTCGGGCTTCACGTCGCCAGGCTCCATGCACAGCTGGATGGCGATCACGCGCGTGGCGCGGGCGGTGAGGTCGGAGAGGGCTTGCGTGGTCATGATGAAGATTCCTGGGTGTCGGCGATCAAGCGCCAGGTTGGGAGAAGGCCCGCATGGCGGCGTCACGCAGCACGTCGAACAAGTCCGGGTCGCCCAGGAACAAGAACATGAGCACGACGACAACAGCGGCGAGGGCAACGTCTTTGCGGTCCATGCGGGACTCCGTTGGTTGGAAGGTGGCTCAGTAGGGCTTCTCGACCTTGCCCTGGTCCTGCAAGCTCTTCACGTGGAAGAGGCTGCCCAGAAGGTCGTCCATGAACTTCGCCATCTGGTTGCGCATGCCGTCCTTCAGAGCGCCGGTCATGTCCGTCGCGCTCTGCTTCATGGCGTCGCTGAAGTCCTTGGCGCAGATCTGAGTCATGAGCCATTCGGCCCGGGTCATCGCGCGGTCGTACCCGCCGGTGGCCGGCTTGCCGTACTTGTCGACACTGACGTTCCAGTAGCCGTTGACCAACTCGTCGAGCCTCTTCTTGATGCTCGTCTTCTCGCCCTCGGCCTCGCCCCAGGAGTTGACGCGTTGGTACTCACGCTCGAAGCCGCCTTTGATCGCCTCGTCGATCGCGGCGGAGATCTGCGCCTCGGCGCGGTCGATGAAGAGCTTGTCGACCCGGGACTTGACCTCTTTCGCGACCAGCGTCGACAGGTGTTCGTCGTCCACGAGTTGGTCGGCAGCGCGGTGCACGATGTCCCGCTTCAGGTCGTCTTCGTTGATGTTCAGCATGTGAATCTCCTGTGGGTTATGGAAAAGGGGCACCCCGAAGGGCCGGCCGGAATGTCGATCGCGGAGAAGGGGAGAGGAGGGAGAGAGCCCCCGCGGGATGTCGTCCGATTGCTGCCCGAAACTGGTTCAGCCGTAGCGGCGCATGCGGCGGGCGCTCGTGCGGTTCGGCTCGTCGTCGACGTGGGCCGAGGCGAAGGGGATGTCGTCGTCCATGTCGTCGAAGCCGGTGCTCGACTTGCTGGACGAGCCTCCGCCACCGCCCTGCGCGCGAGGCGCGGGCGCTGCGGTGCGCCGGGCGGCCGGCGCGCGCTCCTGGCGGTCGCCGCCGTCATCGCGCCCGCCGAGCAGCTGCATGTTGTCGGCGATGATTTCCGTCGTGTACTTCTCGGCGCCGTCCTTGTCGGTCCACTTGCGGGTCTTGAGGCGGCCCTCGACGTACACCGGCTTGCCCTTCTTCATGTACTCGCCGGCGATCTCGGCCAGGCGGTCGTAAAAGACGACGCGGTGCCACTCGGTTTCTTCCATCTTCTCGCCGGAGGTCTTGTCCTTCCAGTTGCGCGAGGTGGCGATCGTGACGTTGCAGATGGCCGCGCCGTTGGCGGTGTAGCGCACCTCCGGCTCGCGGCCGAGGTTGCCGATCAGGATGACTTTGTTGATGCTTGCCATGGTGTTTCTCGTGTGCGCGGTCAGCCGCGTGATTGCTTGAGGTGCCGGTCGTAGAGCACGACGCTCACGGCGGTGGCGAGGTTCATGCAGAAGGCCGTCGGGATGAAGATGCGGTCACGGCAGCGGCTCGTGATGGCGGGGCCAAGCGTCCCGTCCTCCGGGCCAAAGATGTAGAACGCCCGCTCCGGGTGCGTGTAGGTGGTGATGTCCCGCGCGTCCGGCAGAAGATCAACGGCCACCGGCACGCAGTCGTGCGGGACCACGGCGAACAGGTCGTCGACGTTGAGCAGCGGCAGGTGCCGATAGGCCCGGGTGGTGTCGGTCGAGGCGCCGCTGTAGCGCCGCCCTGTCTGCGCGACGATGGCGGCCCCGTAGCAGTGCGCCGCCCTGAGCACGCTGCCGACGTTGCTGTCAAACTTCGGCTGGTGAAGGCCGACGGCGGCGAAGCCACGACTCTGTGCAGCAGTGAACATGTGCGCGTCCATTCAGAAGAAGCCGATGGTCACGCCCAGGTGGGCGAAGGGGATGCCGATAACCCGGCCGAAGGTGATGACGAACGCGGCAAGCCATCCGGTGCATGCGGTTGCAATCGGCCAGCCGTCGAACAGGCCGTGGTCGCTGAACAGGTCGCTCATTGCGGTGCTTTCAGGTTGGCGAGGCGCACGATCAGCGCGTCGCGGATTGCAGAGAGGTCTGACTCGTGCCAGAACGTGCCCTTGCCGCCTTCGGCCTGGGGCTCAATGCCCAGGCTCTTGAAGAAGCCGACGGCGCCGGTGATGTCGAAGCCGAGCCACTTGCAGACCTGGCCGGTGGTGATGACTCGGCCGGGTTCCGCGGGCGGCTCGCTGCGCACCGGCACGGAGGTGGAGGCGGCGGCCGGCGGCATGGCGAGCGCCATCGCGGGCTCGGGTGCGCGCTGTGCTTCGGCTTCGGCTGCTGCGGCGCGCTGAGCGGTGGATTCCTCGTCCAGGCGCTTGCGCTCCGCAAGGCGCGCAGCCTCGGCCGCTGCGCGCTCTTCGGCCTCGGCCTTGATCTTGGCCTCGCGCTCCAGACGGGCGGCTTCCTGTTGCCGGATGCGCTCGCGCTCAGCCTCGACGCGCTGCTGCTCGGCGGCCAGCCGCTGGGCGATCACCGCCGCCAGGTCGTCCGGTGCCTTGAGCACCAGGGTGCGCTGGTCGTTGAACAGGTGGGCCGCGCCGGCTGCGGCGATGGCCTTGAGGTTCGCGTCGATCCGGTCTGCGGCCTGGTTGGCCTCGATCTTCGCGGCGGCAATCTCGGTGTCGATCGCGTTGCGCAGGCTGTCCAGTGACTTCAGGCCCTTGATGGCGGCAGCGAAGTCGCCCCGCTGCATCCCGTTGATGTAGGCGCCGCCCAGGCGCTTGTGCAGGCCGGCGAGGTGCTCGGCCACCGCGGCGTGCCCGCGCTGCACCTCCTCGACCCGGATCTGTTCCTTGCGTGCCTTGACCAACTTCTCCGATGCAAGGCGGGTGGTGCGCGCGAGGTCGCGCAGCTCGGCCACGGTGCGGCGCATTGTCTCGACGTCTGCCATGCCGGCCAGCGCGGTGTCCTCGGCCGCCTGGAGTCGCTCCTCGGCATCCTTCAGCCGCTTGCACGCCGCCTCGGTGTCGGCGAACTCCTGGTCGGTGCTGGGCTTCTTCGGGATTTTGTCCACGAAGGCGCGCAGCGCGGTGCCGAACGGGGCGAGGTTGGACACCACCGCCAGGGCGCCGGTGAGTTGCACCGAGGGCGAGGGCAGGTGGTCCTGCGTTGCGGCCGTCACGCGCTCTGCGAACGCCTCGGGCACGTAGGCGGCGACGTCGGCCTCCAGTTGTTCCCAGCCCAGATCGATGCGGGCGGCCAGCTCGGGGTTCGGCGAGTACCAGCAGTGACGCTCTTCCACCAGCGTGTCGCCGTCCCACTTCGACGCCATGAACAGAACGCGGTCGGCGCCCGACACCATGCACTGCTGTTCCATCTGCACCTGGTAGACCATCGGGAGGTCCGCGCCGGTGCAGCCGTCGACCATCGCGGTGCGGAGCTCGTCGTTCAAGCTCTTGTGCTCGAAGGCGCTGTCCTCCAGCATGGTGATTCCGTCGAACGAGGCGGACAGCTTGCCCTTCGTCCCGACCACGGGGTAGAGGTCTTCGCCGACGATCGCCTCTGCCAGCGGGCGGGCGAGCGCCTCATAGCGGTGGCCGTCATCGAAGATTCGCTGCGTTGCCGGGCTGACCTCAGCGCCGACGCCGGTGGCGAGTTCGCGGATGAGCTCGCTGCGGGTCTTGTAGGGCGACACGCCCATCATGGCCGGCGCGTCGCTCGCGTTGAAGTGGTTGCGACGGTGCGCGTGCCACGGGGCCGAGCCTTGAACGAGTTGGTGGGTCTGCATGCTTACTCCGGTTTGCGAATGGCGGCCTTCTGGGCGTCGGTGAGCGGCGACTTGCTCTCGACGAAGGCGATGATTTGGTCGGCAGTCTTGACGCCATCGGCGATGGTCTTGCGCCAGGTCGGCAGGTTCTTCTCGAAGCGTTCCTGCGGGTATGCGGCCGGTGTGTCAGGAGAAGGCGGGGGCGGCGGGTTGCCGGCGCCTTCACCATTGCCGGCGCTGTTGCCGTCGTCGTCGTTCCCGCTGGTCGACATGCCAGTGACAGCGAGAAGCGTGTAGCGCTGGAGGTAGGTGACGGCAGATGCGATCTGCTGGATCGCGTTCTTCTTGCCGGAGTTGTCCGGCGCCGCGTCCATCGTCACCTGCATGGAGTGCCCCGCCTTGTGCGTCACGATGCACGTCACGACGATGCGATTCGGTTCCTGCACCACGTCCCATCGGTGGCTGAGCCCGTGCTTCGCCATGGCTGGCACGACTGCGTCGGTCACGTCGCTGAGTTCGGCGTGCTTGTAGCCGACGAAGTCGCCGTCCTTTGTCTTGTAGCCGACCTCCTTGCGCTTGAAGATGGTCAGCGGCTCGGTCTTGAACGCAGCCATCGCGGCGACGCATGCCTTCTTCGCCTCGCGCTCCTCGAACTGCACCTGAAGGGCCCAGAGCCGCTCGAGCGTCTCGACGGCTGCGCCTTGGTGCACGGCCAGCGCGAGAAGGTCACGTGGCGTCTGCTGTGCGATGACCGCGCCGGGCTGTTGCAGCGCTGGCGGCCGGTTCGGCGCCGGGCTGGCGTCGACCAGTTCCAGAGTCTCGTGGGAGGTGGTTGCGTTCATGCTCTCTCGTTCCGTGTTGTGGTTCAGCGCGCCGAGGTGCGCAGGCCGTCAGCCCGATCGCGGCGGCGGTTGATGTCGTTCATGAGGTGGCACGCCCAGGCGTCGGAGGCGGTGCCATCCAGCGAGCGGTCCATCAGTTCTTCGTTGTCCTGTCGCACGGTCCAGTCGATGAGCCATGCGCGGATCAGGCGCAGCAGGTGGACGATCACAGCGCGCTCCCCCACTTAACGTAGGCGGCGAACGAGGCGGCGGCCACGGTGACCACTGCGATGTAGGACCACCAGAAGACGCGGCGCAGGCCGTGGTCCACGTAGGACGGTTCGTGTTCGAGTTCCATCACAGATCCCTTTCGATGCTGAGGTGAATGGCGGTGCTGCGCTCGCCAAGGGCGAGGGACACGCGCGGGTGGACACCGAGGACGCTGCCGAAGCGGTAAGAGGGCACAACCATCGGCATCCACTCGTGCCGGCCGGTGCCCTTGCACTGCTGCTCGTCCCATGTCTTCGTGACGACCGCGCCGCCCTTGAAGACTTCGGTCTTTGAGCGTTGCTCTGTCCAGCACCGCTGCTTGTAGCCACTGACCACCCCGACAGCCACGTCGATCGGCCCGACCGGGAACTGGTAGGCGCCATAAACCGAGGTGCGGCCCAGCGAGTTGCGGTACACGCCCGCCATCAGGCCGTTGTCGTGGCGGTAGAAGGCGCCGACGTTGGCGTTGTCGTAGCCGTCGCGGCTGGGCACATGCACGCTGGCGACGTGCAGGCCGACCGTCTGGGCCTGCGCCGTGGCGAAGATGTTGATGGCGAACACCACCAGCAGGATGACCACGAGGCAGGTGATGAAGCGGCGGTAGACCGGGGACATCGTCGGCTCCTCGCTGTAGGTCACGAAGGGGCCGCGGCCTTGGCCGCACTGCCATGCCTTCGGCTCGCGCAACGTGACCGGCTTCATGCGCGGCTTGTCGGTGGCATGCCGCATCTGCACGAGCGGCAGACCCATGTCGTCGTTGATGAGTGGCTCCAGGTCGACGCCCGAGCCGCTGCGTTGGAAGAGGTTCATGACATGCTCCCGAGTTGCGGTGCCGGGGCTTCCACCTGCACCAAGTTGCCGAAGTCGTCGATGACGGCCGGGTGGCCGTTGGCGTCGCCCCATCCGGTGATGGCGACACGCCACAGGCCGGGGCGGTTGAGGTATCCGTGCCGGGTCCACTCCAGGCCGTCGCGCGGGGCCTCGCCGAGGTAGCCGGTGGCGGACTCCACGGACCACCAGACGGCGCTCATGTCGCGCTCCCAGTGGCTTTGGCGATAGCGGCGCGGGCGAGCGCGATGGCTTGTTGCGCAAGTGGCAGGTCTTGACGCAGCGGCTTGCGGCCGAGCACGGCGTTCGTGTACGTGACGCGAGACACAGAGCCGTCAGCACAGAAGACAACCGCATACGTGTTGCTACCGATCTTCACGCGCTCTACGTGACGCCGCACCGGCGTGTGCTTCCCGGCGCTCACCGCACTTCCTTCACGCTGACGTTCACCGACTGACCGGGGAACTTGATTCGTGCGGCGTGGATGCCTTCGGTGAGCGCTTGGGACGGCGGGGCCGTGATCTGGAACTTGGCGTAGACACCGCCGACGCCGCGGACCCACACGTCGTGGAGGACCGGCGCTTCTGCGGCCGGCTCGGCCATCGCGCGCTTAATGCGAGCGGCGGCCACCTCATTCCAGATCGCCTTATCCGAGTCGATGACCTTCTGCTCGGCCTTGGCCTGCTCGATCAGCGCCGCATGCTTGCGGTGCTCGGTGTAGTCATCGGAATACTGGTAGGACCAGTCGATTGCGCGGAGGGTCGCGCGGTAGGCCTCGATGCGCGCCAGGTCGGCGACTTGCGTTGCGGTGTCCATCTGCTCTCTCCTTGCATTCGTTGATGCGTTGAGAGAAATGTAGCGGGCGCTACAGCCTTGTGCAAGTGGCAACCGCAACAGGCAAACAGAGTTTTTTCTATCGCGCGTCGGGACGCGATAGATTTAAGGAGCAGATGCTACAGGTTGGTGCATAAAAAAAGCCCGCACGTGGCGGGCTTGGCTGAGCGCACAGTAGGCTACTGGCGCGGCTCGCTTGGCCCGACGATGGTGTTGAACAGGTTCGTTGCCGTGATGATCTGGTTCGCGCAGCCGCGGCCGTTGTCGTGATAGCACCTGAACTCGGCGCGCACTTGGTAAGCGCCGTCAGCCTGCGGGGCCTTCGTCACCACTGCACCCAGTCGCCCCTGCGTGGTGGGAGCGAACGTCTCGAGCCGATCGGGCCCGGACAGCCGCAGCCGCATGCCGGTCACGCGCCCGGCCGCGTCCTGTGCCTTCAACCACATGGCCTCGCAGTGCCGCGGTGTGATGCACGTCGGTGGCAGCGTGGTGATCTGGGCCGGCGGGGGCGGAGGAGGTTGCGTGGCGCAGCCGGCGACGATCGCAGCGACGGCAAGGGTCAGGGTGATGGCTCGCATGGGTCCTCTCGTTAAAAAGTCGTGTCGTCAAAGCCGGCACCGTGCACCAGCTCGCGCATCTCATCATCGAGCGCGAGGATTGCCCCGCGCACGCCGGTCGGGTCCTCGGTGCACTCGCCGCACACGCCGGTGAAGTAGCGCCGCCTCGGCATCAAGGCCACGAAGGCGAGACCCTGGATGTCGCCACGGCGGATGCGGTCCAAGAGCGTGGCGGCGCACTCCTCTGCATCGCGCGAGACGGACTGGGTGACGAGCTGCAGATGCCTCATGCAGACCTCTTCTTGCTGACAGGCTTGGCCCTCGCAGCTGCACCCATGTTCTGGCTCTTGACGTAGCGGCTCGGGCGGGGCGCTGCGGCCGGCGGCAGCTCCGAGGCGTCATGCTGTCCCGTGGCTGCTTCGTCGCCACGCTTGACCCCAGGAAGCTCGGCCATCCACCGGCTCGCCTCGATAACGCCAAAGATGGGGTCCATTGCTGCGATGTCCCGAACCTCAATGGTCTGCGGCTCCACCTTCGTCACGCTCGTGACGGATACCTCGTCAGGGCGCTGAAAGAGGAGCCGGCGGATCGCCTGGCGGCCGTCTTTGAAGGTGAGCAGCACGCGCTCGCCAGGATGAACCGCGGCACCTGGCTCGATGAGCAGGTACTGCCCGCTTTCATAGACAGGCGCGAGCCCGTCCCCTTTGACCAGCAGCGCATACGTCCCCGGATTCGCGCTGAAGCTCGGCACCCAGCCCCCTTGCCTCGCCTGGAAGTGTTCCGCCTGGAAGAACCCCTCTTCGTTCACTCGTGCAATGCCGTTCACTGGAGCCACCCCTAGATATTGTGGCCGTCCAGAGTACGTCAGCTCGACACCTCCCGGGGTTAAATCTGCTGCACTTTTTACTGGCTCATCCTCTGAGCCTGTAGGGGCGTACCCTGCGGACTCCCCCATAAGGGTGAACCACCCGCGGAACCCGGTCTTGGCCTCTAGCTTGAAGACCGTGTCTTCAGTGATGGGCCGGTCGCCCCGCAGCATCTGGCCGATGTAGGCGCCGTCGAAGTACCCGAGCAGCTTACCCAGCGCCGTGTTCGAGCCGGCCTTCTTGGCCGCCTCTGCCAAGCGCTCGCGCCGATATTTCTGAAGTGCTTCCATGTTCATGCTCGTAGAGTAGCGCCCGCTCCTATTGCTAAAGCTACAGCCATAGGAAGTTGCAATCGCACCTTGCCTGTAGCGGGTGCTACAGTTGTGCCCATGGACCTGCACAACTACCTCACTTCGCCGGGTGCGCTGACGGTGTCGCAACTCCGAGAAAAGATCGGCGTCAAGAGCGACATCCAGATCCGCCAGTGGCGTCACCGGTACGCCAACCGCAAGCCCTCCCCGAAGTTCGCGTATGCGATCGAAGAGGCCACCGGCGGCGCCGTGATGCGCTGGGATCTGCGCCCCGACGACTGGTTTGAAATCTGGCCCGACCTCATCGGCCAAGACGGTGCCCCCAAGGTGCCGGCCACGCACGAGGGCTGAGCCATGCGAGCCGATCACTTCAGCCCCAGCCGGCGTTTTGCCGCTGCCACCGCTGCGGCGTCGGCCTTCACCCGCTGCTCCTCACCGCGCATGCAGCGCTCGAGCATCTCGCGCACTTGGCGCTGTGCCCAGGCCTTCGTTGATTCGTCGGGCTGCTGCTTCTTGTCCACCTTGATTCCTCGTGAAGTTGCGATGGCTCAAGTGTGTTTTTTTTGCCCGGTCGCTGTCATTCCCAACGCTTCCCAAACGCAGTTTGGTTTTGGGAACCGTGAGGAACGCCCCGGCCTGAAGGGGGGTCGCCATGGATAAGTTCGAGTCCATCAACGAGGCGCTGATCGCCTGCGTGAAGGCCTGCGGCGGGAGCAAGCAAGTGGGCCACAAGCTCTGGCCGGAAAAGACGATGGAGGCCGCACAGCGCCACCTCCTCGCCTGCCTGAACGAGGACAAGCCCGAGCGCCTGAGCCCTGAGCAATTGGTCCTCCTCATGCGCATGGGCCACGGCAAGGGCTTCCACGGCGTCATGGAGTTCCTGGCCACGGACATCGGCTACTCCGACCCGACCCCGACTGACCCGCGCGACGAGCTTGCCGAACTGCTCCGCCAGTCCAACGAACTCCGCTCCCAACTCCTCGCCTCATCCCAGCGGATGGAGCGGCTGATCGCCGCCACCTCCAAGGCCGGCGAGTGACCCACCTCGAAGGAACCGCCATGTCCACCCTCAGCACCCACCTCTACAAACTCCGCCGCCGCCTGGACGAGCTCAAGCCGCTGGACTTCCAACCGACCATCATCGGCCTGGATGTCACGGAGTTCCCTCCCGAGCAGCAACCTTTGATGCTTGCGGAGTTCGAGGCCCGCGTCGCCGAATTGGCGAGGAAGCACTACCCAGACGCCGACAAGATGGGCGAGTTCGCTGAGGCGAGGATCTGGCCACAGAGCGTCCATTCCAATCAGGTTGCTGAGTGGGCCGACACCGTGCCGATGGGTGAAGAGGTGCCGGCATGAGGGCGACGGCCACTGGCCGAGATCCATTCAAGATCGACGGCCCGACGGCAATCAGCTTCAGTGGTGGACGGACCAGCGCCTACATGCTCTGGCGCGTCCTGCAAGCCAACAGCGGCTTGCCGGCCGACACCGCCGTCTGCTTCGCAAACACAGGGCTGGAGGCCGAGGAGACGCTGCTGTTCGTGGCCGAGTGTGCTGCTCACTGGGCGGTTCCAATCACCTGGGTCGAGTACCGCAACGACGATCTCGGCTACAAGCTCGTCGACTTTGCAGGTGCCTCACGATCCGGCGAGCCCTTCGAGGCGATCATTCGCAAGCGGTCGTACCTGCCCAATCCGGTGACGCGCTTCTGCACGTCCGAGCTGAAGATCCGCCCGATGCACCGCTACCTGCGGACGCTCGGCTGGGCCGAGTGGGACCAGTTCATCGGCATCCGAGCCGACGAACATCGCCGCGTCGCGAAGATCCGCGCGCGCGGGCACAGCACCGAGTCCAAAGACGAGACGATGTGCATGCCGCTCGCTGATGCTGGTGTGGGCGTGCAGGAGGTGAATGCGTTCTGGAAGCAGCAGCCGTTCACTCTCGGCCTGTCGACGAACGCTGCCGGCCGGACCACCGAAGGCAATTGCGTCTATTGCTTCAACAAGCCGCCGGCTCAGCGTCTGTCCATCGCGCGTGAGGGCAAGTATTCGATCGCGTGGTGGGTCAGGGCCGAGGACGGGTCAATGGTCCCTGGCGCTACCGGCCGTGGCGCGCGCTTCACCAAGGACGGCCCGAGCTACGCACAGATCGAGGCCTTTGCCGCTGAACAGCGCGACATGTTCGATCCCAATCAAGAAGCCGTCCCGTGCTACTGCGGGGAGTGAAGCTATGAGCAGCGACTACTCCCCCATCCCTGGCACGGCTGGCTACAAGGCCATCCAGTACCTCCAGAGCCTTGCCGCTGGCGCCGCGGTGCCGGCACAGGATCTCGGACAGGCCATCGACGTCAGCCCGCGCATCTTCGCCTCGGTCCTCGGCCGCGCCCTTGAAGCCGGGCTCCTGGTGAAGGGCAAGGGCAATCGCCACGGCAAGCACATCGTCACCTACTCGCTCGGCGTGCACATCGACCTCCGGCCCGAGGAGCGAGAGGACGACAGCGATATCCCCGTGCGCCAGTCCGTGGTGGCCGCCTCCATGTGCTCGAGCGTGTTCGCCTTGGGCCAGCACAACGAGGCCGCCCCATTCAGTTCAGCAATCACGAGCGACGGCCGCATTGTGCTCGAGCGCTTCGGTCGGGCGATTGCCATCCTGAGCCGCGAGGAGGCGCTCGCGCACGTCGCGTGGATCGACAAGAACCTGTCGGCGTTCGTGCCGGTGCGGGCGGAGGTTGCAGCGTGAGTATCACCTTCGGTTCGGTCTGCTCCGGCATCGAGGCCGCTTCGGTCGCGTTCAAGCCGCTCGGCTGGCGCGCTGCTTGGCTAGCGGAGATCGAGCCCTTTCCCTGCGCCGTGCTCGCCCACCACTACCCCGACGTGCCGAACCTCGGCGACATGACGACCATCGCTCGCCGTGTGCTGACCGGTGAAGTGGCCGCGCCCGATGTGCTGTGCGGCGGCACACCTTGCCAAGCCTTCAGCGTTGCTGGCCTTCGTGAGTCGCTGAGCGACGCCCGGGGAAACCTCACCCTCAAGTTCGTGGAACTCGCCGATGCAATTGACCATGTTCGAGCGCGAGCTGGAAAGCCCGCCGCCATCATCCTCTGGGAGAACGTCCCCGGCGTCCTCTCCACGAAAGACAACGCATTCGGGTGCTTTCTGGCAGGGCTTGCCGGAGAAGATGAGCCGCTCGTCCCGCCAGGGAAAAGGTGGGAGGACGCTGGTTGTGTGTATGGCCCCCGGCGAGCAATCGCATGGCGGACCCTGGACGCCCAATATTTCGGCCTGGCCCAACGCCGCCGCCGTGTGTTCGTTGTCGCAAGTGCTCGAGACGGGTTCGATCCCGCAGAGGTACTTTTTGAGTGGGAAGGCGTGCGCCGGGATTCTCCGCCGAGCCGCAGCTCGAAGCAAAGCGTTGCCGGCACAGTTGCGGGAGGCGCTCGAAAGCGCGGCGGCTACAGCAGCGACGACATCCCTCTCGCCGGGACGCTGACCTCGCACGCCAAGGGAGACAACGCCGGCCAGGAGTCGAAGCTCGTTGCCTTCGGCGGAAACCAAACGAGCGGCCCGCGTGACATCGCTTCGGCTCTGTCGGCTCATGGCGGCGCCTGTGGGCGCATGGACTTCGAGAGCGAGACGTTCATCACCCAGCACGCCTACGTCCCAGAAGTCGCGGCGACGATGGTTGCGCGCTCAAGTCGTGGCGGGGGGCAGACCAACAGCCCGGGTCACCAAGCTGACAGTGAGCTCATCGCATTCGACACCACCCAGGTCACCAGCAAGACAAATCGCAGCCAGCCGAAGCCCGGTGACCCTTGCCACCCGCTCGCGGCCGGGGCGCATGCGCCCGCCATCGCCTTTGACTGCAAGGCAAGCGGCCAGAACGGGTTCGGGGTTGGCGAGATCGCAGGTACGCAGCGAGCAATGGGGCATGCCAACAGCCACACGAACGGCGGCGGGCACCAAGCTGCGCTTGTCGGCTCGGCCGTGCGCCGGCTCATGCCCGAGGAATGCGAACTCCTCCAGGGGTTCAAGCAGGGCTACACCCGCATCGAATGGCGCGGCCGGCCCGCCGATGAGTGCCCGGACGGCCCGCGCTACAAGGCCCTCGGCAACTCTTGGGCGGTGCCGTGTGCGGGATGGATAGGCGGGCGCATTGATCGCCGCCTGCGCTCGCTGGAGGTGGCGTGATGGCTGGCGACTGGCTCAAGATGACCCACGCGCTTCCAGAGAAGCCGGAGGTCCTTGCCATTGCGGGTAAGACCGGGGCAAACCGCCTCGAGGTCGTCGGCCGCCTCTTTGTGCTCTGGCGCTGGTTCGACAACCACACGACGGACGGTAACGCTCTCGGCGTTACTTCGCTAACGCTCGAAGAGTGCCTTTTCGGGGCGGGTGGTAACGCCGGCTTCGTTGCAGCGGTGGTATCGGTCGGCTGGCTCATCGAATCCGAGTGCGGCATCCGAGTGGTGAAGTTCGATTCCCACACCTCGGAGAGCGCCAAGGAGCGTGCGCAGACGGCCAAAAGGGTCGCCAAGAGCAAGAGCAAGGGCAAAGGTAACGCTGACGCTAACGCTCAGACCGTTACCCAGACCGTTACCGAAACCGTACCTAGAGAAGAGAAGAGAAGAGAAGAGATATCTCCTTCGCTTCGCTCAGGAGATGACGCGCCGAAGCGCGCTGCCCCCTTCGACCCTTCCTCTGTCGAGTTGCCTGAATGCGTGTCGGCCGAAGACTGGGCGCGCTGGTGCGCGGATCGCTCGAAGCGCCGCAAGCCGGTGACGCCAGAGGCGGCAAAGCTGCAACTCGCCAAGCTCGTCGCCTTCATGGCCGACGGTCACCTGCCCAAGGACGTCATCGACAACTCGATCGCCAACGGCTACCAGGGGCTGTTCGCCCCTAAGGCGGCGCCACGGTCCAACGGCGGGCACACGGGATTCGCCAAGAAGGACTACCGCAAAGGAGTGAACGAAGATGGCTTCTTCAACTGATAGCGTGATCCCGCGCGCCGCGTTCTCGTTCGCCGAGCGCGAGGCGACTTGCCCGGAGCATGGCCGCTTCTCGAGCCGGCAGCTCAGCATCAAAGTCTGGTCCAAGTGCCCGGCCTGTGTGGCGGAGCAGCGCGAGGCGGAAGAGACTGCGGCACGCAAGGCTGACGAGGAGCGCGCCGAGCGCCGCCACCGGGCGATGCTCTCAAGCGCGCGCATCCCCGCCAGGTTCATCGGGCGGTCCTTCGACAACTTCGAGTCCACCACCGACATGCAGCGGCGCGCGGTGACCATCGCGCGGGACTATGCCGAGCGGTTCGACCACTACCGCCGCAAGGGCCAGGGGCTGATCCTGTCCGGCCAGCCTGGCACGGGCAAGAGCCACCTCGCCACCGCGATTCTCCAGGCCGTGCTGTCGCCGGACGTGCGCTACCTCACTTGCATGGACCTGATCCGCGCGGTGCGCGAGACCTGGCGCAAGGATTCGCCACGCAGTGAGTCGGAGGTGCTCGCCTACTTCGAGCGCCTGGACCTCTTGGCGATCGACGAGGTGGGCGCGCAGTACGGCACCGACGGCGAGCAGAACGTCATCTTCGACGTGCTGGACCGCCGGTATCGGGAAGTGCGCCCTGTGCTGCTGCTGACGAACCAAGACCTCGAGGGGTTCAAGAAGTACGTCGGCGAGCGGACCTATGACCGCCTTGGCGAGACATGCCGCTGGGTCGACTTCCAGTGGCCGACGTACCGGCCGACAGCCCGGAGGGCGGCGACATGAGCCCGCAGCCCATCAAGCCCTGCCTGGGCGGCTTCTGCGCTCGCCGCGAAAAGTGCGCGCACCACGTTGACCCGACGGACCGCGTGCGGCCGGCCGAGCGCCTGTGCACGCCTGGCGCCGAGACGGTGATGTTCTTTCTCCCTCTTCAACCCACCAAGGAACTGGAAGCAGCATGAGGCACGACTACCTCACCCCGAAGGACTACCGCGAGGCGGTGCTTGCCGTCCTCGAGCGGGCAGACAGCGGCATGACCGCCGAATCCATCCAGTTCATGTTCGGCCGGGTGCCGGGCTCGAAGCTGACGGTGGCGGCCTGGATGTGCGAGTGGACCAAGCGCGGTTGGTTCGTGAGCGAGGGCATGCGGCAGAACCGCGTGTTCCGGTCATCTGGCAAGCGGCACGCGCCGGCCCGGCCCAGTTCATTCGCATCGGTCGGTCGCGACGCGCGGCGCTCCCAGTCGGTTTGGCACTACGCGCAAGGCGCGGCATTTTGAGGAACGAACCATGAACGTCGGAACAGCAATCGCCACCGTGGGGGTCGCCGCGTGCGCCGCCGCGGTCCTCATCTTCGCTGGTGTTCTGGCTGTGAGTGCGGACGCCTTCATCACCGCCGCGTGGGCCGTGCTTGTCGTTGGCACGCCGTCCGTCTCCGACGCAGCACTCATCGCGGTCATCTGCCTTCTGGTCATCAATCACGGGAACTGAGCATGAACGAACAACTGCAATCCAAGCTGGTCGAGATCCTGACCGCAATCCAAGAGGCGGCCCGCGCCGGTGGCGACTTCGCCATGGCGCAACTGCCAGACATCGCGCAGAGCTATGTGGCGTATGGGCGGGCTCAGACGGTGTACGTCACGATCGCGTGGCTTGTCGCTTCCGTGGCCGCGCTGGCGCTGGCGCGCTTCGCCTACGTGAAGCCGTGGAACACGAGCTGCTGGGACCACGAGCGGAACCGCAAGCGGTCCGACAGCAACGTCCTTGTGATGTTTCTTGGCATCGGCGGTGGCTTCCTGGCCGCGCTCATCGGCGTGCTGAACTTCGACTTGCTGGTCTGGGTCTCGCCGAAGGTCTGGCTGCTGAAGGAAATCGCGGGGTTGGTGAAATGAGCGGCGCATCCATGCACGAGATCATCGTCGCAGCCCGCGCGGTAGTTCGCGAAGCGCTTGATTCGGTCGAGGTTCATCCGTGTGATGAGAAGGACGATGCGGTTCGTGCGCGGTCGCTTTTCGGGCCCGTTCGAGCACTCCACGAAGCCATCGCCCAACAGCCGCAGCCATCCACCATCCCGGCCGACGCGCCGCCAGAGGTCGTGCGCGCCTGGAAGGACGGCGTCAAGCATGGGGCTTGGCTGAACACACCGCAGGGCAGCGGTGAGCCGGTGGTGATGGCGACGATCGGCGAACTGCTCCCGTGCTATGGCAAAGGAACTTGCATCACGCGCACAGCCGCAGGCTACGCGCTTCCGGCGGGCACCAAGCTCTACACCGCCCCGCCTTCTGCGCAACAGGCGACAGTCAAGCTGACCAAGCCGGCCAAGGTGGGCAATGGGACGTTCCATGTAGGTGTTGCCGAGCGTCATGTGATCGAGGCCGCCCAGCGAGCCTACGAGCGGGCTCAGACACCCGAAGGCAAGGCGGAACGCGCGGCAGAGATTGAGCGTGCCGCGCCATTCCTTGCAGAGATTCAGGCGACGGTCTCCGACGAGAAGTGGTGCGGGAACGGATGCGACTGTCTCGCTCAGTGCGGCGATGTCTATGCGTACGCCAAGGAACAGGCGACGGGCTCCGGTCAGGTGCTGACGGATGAGCAGATCGAGGCACTGGTCCCTTGGAAGGGAGACCCGAAAGACCCGCACTTCGGTCGAGTGGAGTTCGCTCGCGCCGTCCTTGCAGCGGCTGGCGGTTGCGGCAAACGGCCTCGCCGTGTCGTGCAGGCAGAGCGTGAGGTCGCCGACCCGCAATACAAGGCCGAGATGGACAGCGCCCGTGCCGCGCTGGCGGATGCGAAGGACGCGGAGCGGTATCGCACTCTCAGACGCTACGCCACCGGCAATGCCATCGAGCAGATGCTGGTTCAGAGCATCGCCGCCGAACGGACGGCGCGCGAGTTCGATGCATCAGTCGACGTGCTCATCCTGGCTCGCCGGAAGTCGGAGGCAACCAATGGCTGACATGCCCATGTGGTTCCCGGCGCAGCGCGCGGGCCAAACGCCAACAGCGAAGGAGCGATTCGACGAACTCGAGCCGTTGAACGAAGAGCCGCTGGAACGCCTGCGATTCTTCCTGAGCCTCGCACTCAAGGGGCAAGACTGGCTTGATGTGGAGCCGTTCCTCGCGGCCATCGCGGCGCCTCTCGAGCCAGCAGCCAAGGTGCTGACGGATGAGGTGATCGAGCGGTTGGCCGTCGAGCACGAGTCATTTGGATTCGGTGTGGTGGATGACCGCGGACTGACAACCCACGGCTTTGACCCCGAAGGTCTGCGCGCATTCGCCCGTGACCTCGTCGCAGCGGCCACCACTGGCAATAAGGGGGCCGCATCGTGATCGATGACCCCAAGAACCAGCCGGCCAAGCCAGAGTTCCGCTTCGCCGGTGTCGGCCACGCCATCACCCGCATGTGCATGGGCTGCAACCTCGGCAAATCGATGACCGGCGGCGCCGGTGGACCGGACCCGATCCGGTGGCGTTGCGCCGGCTGTGTGGCGAAGCGCGCGGCGCGCCAGGCGGAGAAGGAAGCGGCATGAGCTACGGATGCCACAACCGCGCACCGCTCCGCGCCTCGCGTGTCGTGGCGGACGGCTGGTTTCTCATCGACGCGAACCTCGGCAAGAAGCGGTTCACCCGCATTCCCGACCCGATGACCAAGGACTGCAACTACACGCACACCGAGCTGGGGCAGGGTGATGCGGGTTGCTATGGCTGCAAGTGGCGCGCGGACGGTTCCGCGGCCGAACACGATGGAGGGGCGGATGGCCTCAGCAATTGAACTCATGGCCCGCACGGTGGCGCTCCTGCGGAAGGGTCCGGCCACCGACGGCGCAATTTCCAAGGCGATCAGCTGCACGCGCGAGGTGGTCCCGCGACACACGCAGATGCTTCACCGCGAGGGCGTGATCTACGTTTCGTCGTGGATCACGGCCGGCGGCAAGCCGCAGCCGGTGTGGGCCATTCAGCCGCTTGACGAGCCCATGCCCGATGCGCCGTGCCGGCATTGGGAGAAGGCCGAGAGCAGCCCCAAGAAGCCGCGCGAGGTCAAGACCGCCACCCTTATCGCCACTCGGCCGAACCTTCGCACCAAGTGGGTGGGCCGGATGGCCGAAGTGTTCAAGCGCGAGCCGCAAGAGGCCTGACCGTGGACAGCCTGCGCATCCCGCTCTACAACCTCCGCCAAGCGCACGCCGAGGTGCTGCGCGTGTGGGAGTTCGCCAAGCCGCTGCTGACCGATGGCAGGCGCCTCGTCCTGAGCCTGAAGCCCGAGACGCGCCGCACGGCACAGAACGCCCACTTCCACAGCCTGATCGGCCAGATCGCCGAGCAGCTCGGCGGCGAACTCACGGACCCCGAGGACGCCAAGCGGATTCTCATCAGCGCTTTCAAGATCGACACACGCGACGACGTCGACCTCCGCGACGAGTGGGCGAAGTTCGGCGAGATCCGAATGGGGCGCGGCCTGCGCGGCGAGGTGGTCCTGCTGGGCACGCAGTCCAGGGACTTCAGCGTGAAGCTGGCCGCCGCATTCATCGACTGGCTGGGCGCCTTTGCGGTCGAGCACGGCGTCAAGTTCAAGGCGCGCGAGGGGGAGGCGGCATGAAGTGCGTCCGGTGCAACAGGCCCCTCAGCGTTTCGGCGGTCACGATCCACAAGGGCAGGGCGTCGTTCTTCTTCGGGCCGCGCTGCGCCAAGCTCGCCGGCATCGAGTTGCCGAAGGTTCACCGCATCCTGTCGCGGCGATCGGCCGCGGCGTCGGAACGCGAGACGGACCCGCGGCAGCAAGACCTCTGGGGAGTTGCCGCATGAAGATCCTGTTTCTCGACATCGACGGGGTGCTGAACAGCACACGCACCTGCGTTGCGTTCGGAGGCTTTCCCCACGAGTTTTCGCAGATCGGCGCCTTCGACCAGGTGGCCATCCGCCTGCTGCAAAGGCTGTGCGACTCGGCGGGCGTCCAGGTGGTGCTGTCCTCGGCGTGGCGCCTGAGCAATGAAGCGAAGGCCGCTGGCGACGCACTGGGCCTGCCGATCATCGACCGCACGCCGTACATCTGCGGCCCGCGCGGCGGGGAGATCCAGCACTGGCTGGACCGTCACCCTGACGTCGAGTGCTACGCGATCGTTGACGACGACGCTGACATGCTGCCCGCCCAGATGCCGCGCTTCGTCAAGACGAGCGGGCACGAAGGATTGACCTGGGAGAACTACGCGGCTCTGTGCACGCTGCTCGGCGCGAGCCCGTACGAAGGCGAGCCGCGGCACCGCAACTGGCGCAACGGCGCCACGCTGGACTGGAGCGAAGCATGAAGCGCTCGCCGATGAAACCAGGCAAGGGCTTCCAGCGCGCCGCGCCGCCCCGCCCGCCAAAGCAGGTGCACGACTTCACAGCGCCGAAGCGCGAGCAGCGCGGCCAGATCCTGCGCATTGATGACGGCCGGGCCCGGCTGAGCGTGCCGGTGCCGAAGCCGGAGGCATGCAAGCCTGGGAAGCGGACCCCCAACGCCGCCGAGCGCGAATGGATGGACGCAATCACCGCCATCGGGTGCATCGCCTGCCTGATCGACGGACACCCAGGCACGCCAGGAGCGGTCCACCACCTTCTGCGCGGCGGCCAGCGGATCGGCCACATGCACACGATCTGCCTCTGCGACCCGGGCCACCACCAGAACGGCGCGCAGTTCGGCAAGGTCAGCCGCCATCCGTGGAAGGCCCGGTTCGAGGCGAAGTACGGAACCGAGGAAGAGCTGCTGGCGGCCACGCTGGCACTTGTTGCGAAAGGATGAGGAAGTGAGAAAGCGATCAACCTACCGGCCAAGGCCGGTGCACGCCAACCCCCTGATGCGCTTGACCAAGGTCGAGGCGGCAGGCCGCGAGCTGATGCTCGGCCGCTGCTACTCGGCGATCAACGCCATGCAGTTCGGCAGCTTGCCCGGCCCGGATGAGTGGAGCGACCTGTCCTGCGCCGTGAACATCGTCGACACCATGGTGGTCGGCGGCAAGCTGGTCCCGTCCGAGGTGCTGCCGGTGCTCAAGGGTGCCCAGCAGGCGCTCGTCCGCGCGAATCTCCGGTACGAGGCAGGGCAGGGCATGCGGCTCGACGCGCCGGGCCTCACCGCGGTGCGCGCCGTCATGGAAATCTACGAGGCGTGCCTGCTCGGCTTCACCGCTCGGGAGATGGCCGACGCTGTGGTCGCCACGCAGCTACGCATGCACAGCGAGGCGAAGAGGATGCCGGCCGGCGAGGAGGTCGCATGCGTCTGACCCTCACCCTCCCGCACCCGCCATCGACGAACAACCTCTATGCGACGGTCAACGGCCGCCGCGTGCTGAGCAGCAAGGGCCGCCAGTACCACGCCGAGGTGGCGCGCATCGTAGCCCGGCACATGGAAGGCGATGGCTTCGGCCGCGCCCGCATCGCGTACCACGTCACGGTGTTCCACCCCGACAACCGCCGGCGCGACCTCTCCAACCTCGTGAAGGCGATGGAGGACGCGCTGACCAAGGCCGGCGTCTGGCACGACGACAGCCAGGTCGACCGGTTCACCTTCGAGCGAAGCCACGTCCTGCCGGGTGGCTCGCTCTTCGTCGAAATCGAAGTGCACGAAGCACACCAACCCGCAACCCGAACGGAGGCAACCGTATGAACTGCGTCGTGGGCGACATCGCCCGAATCGTCTGGAGCCAGCACGAACAGAACCGCGACCGCATCGTGCACGTGGAGGAGGCCGTGTCGCCCGGCGTCTGGCTTGTGCTGTCGGCCGGCTCGCCACTCTATGGGCGGGATGAATCCGGCGCCATCGTCCAGTGCCGCGGCGGCTGCATCGAGGACCGCAACCTGCGCCCGCTACGCGGCCAGGAAGGCGCCGACGAAACGCTGATGTGGGCCGGCCTGCCGCGCCGGACCTCTCCCGCTCAACCCCTCACCACCTGAACCACGGAAGGACAAAACGATGACCCACAACTGCCGCATGGGCTGGCTGCCCAACGCCCAGATGATCGCCGACGGCATGCCCGCCGCGGCGAAGGCCAAGCCGCCCGCGCTGATGCGCCGGCCCGCAACCGAGTTCAAGGGCGAGTGCTTCGACGCACGCGACATGGCGCACCCTGCCGCGAAGGCGGTGAGCGCGCCGGTGACGCAGACCATCACGACCGAGGTCAACGCAGGAACGAATGTCTATCGGGAGGCCATCGAGGCGGCCGCAGAATCGTGCGCCGCTCAGGAACCATCCCCGCCCGAGCGGGAGTGGATCGAATTCGATGGAGGCATTCAACCTGTGGCGGCCGGGACGCGAGTTGAGGTTCGGTGTCGGAACGGCGAGGCCTTCAGATTCAACAAGCCGGAGGTGATCGCCTGGGCTACCGGAGCGTTTCCACTTCCATACGACATCGTCGCCTACCGGGTGCTGCCATGAGCGAAACCAAGGACACGAACCCAAAGGACGCGATCGCGACCAACAAGCTGCCGTTGCATCTGGTGTCGCCAATCGTGAAGGCATACCAGGCGATCGCGCACTTCCTGGGCAATGTGAAGTACGGGGCCTGGAACTACCGGGCGGCTGGAGCCCGGGCGTCGATCTACCGGTCAGCGCTCGACCGCCATGTCGATGCGTGGTGGGAAGGGGAGGAGATCGACCCGGTCGACGGGACGCCCCACCTGGCGAACGCGCTGTGCTGCCTGAACATCCTCATCGAGGCCAAGCATTCCGGCGGGCTGATCGACGACCGGCCGCCGAGCCGATCGCCCGAGCTGGCGAAGCTGCGAGCCTCCTTCGAGGCGCTCATGCCTCAGATCCGCGCCCGCTACGCCGACAAGAATCCGCACCACTACACCATCGCCGACACGCCCGCCCAGGCGGCCGAGGACGCGGCGGCCAATGACGACGGCTGGATCAGGTGGGGTGGCTATGGTCGTCCAGCTGTCGAGCCCGAGCGTCTCGTGACGGCCAAGCGGATCGATGGAAGCGAGATGCGTGGCCCCGCCGGATGGATGCAGTGGAGCAGCGTTGTGGAGTACCGGGTGGAGGCCGCATGAGCCAGACCCGCATGGGCTCCATCATCGAGGCCTCCGTCAACATCCTCATCGGCTACTTCGTCGCCCTCGGCGCGCAGATCGTGATCTTCCCGATGGAAGGGGTGCACATCCCCCTTAGCGCCGACATCCGCATCGGGCTTTGCTTCACGCTGGTCAGTTTCGTGCGCCAGTACCTGCTGCGCCGCTACTTCAACGCGCGCCTCCGGCAGGCCACGGATGCGTTAGTTTCAGCGGCCGAACACCTGAAAACGCCCACTGTGAAGAATTGAGGTATCGCGCTGCAACGGCGCGCACCTCGGGGGTCGTGATGACGAAGTGGGCATCTTTCGGGCTGGCACTGACAGGGGCGTTCTACGGGGCGCCCTACCTCCTGGCCGCGGCGGCCGTTTTGGCTCTCATCCACATCGGTGACGGCCTCGCCGTCGCGCTTGGCTTCTCGGGGGACGACGCATGAGCGTCCTCTGCATCGACTGCAAGCACTGGAACCTCAAGGATAGCCACCTCCGCGAGATCGAGTGCGGCCTGTGCCCCTTCGAGAAGAACAAGGCCAAGACATACCCGGCCATGTACCCGCGCGAGTGCGGCCGGTTTGCCACCGCAGAAGCCAACGTCATCGGACGGCGCCGCCGCGCGCTCGGTCGTCAGGGAGCAACGCAATGAGCACGACCTACGACGAGAAGCCCACCACCGGCGAGCGGTACGCCTCCGCCATCGACGCCACGAACCTGAAGGTGTCCACGCTCACGAGCGGCGCGGTCGACATCATCATCGCCGCCGGCTGGTGCGGGGACACCCTGGGCGCGACCCTGCGCCGCCTGAGCGCCGAGTACGACAGCATCGCGGCCGACCACCACCGCGCCGCGGCCGACGACGGCACGGCCCGAGTGCTCATCCTGTCCCACCTCGGCAACTCCCTGCGCCTCGCCAAGGCGATGGTGGGCAACCTGGCCGCCAAGCAGGCGACCGCGCAGGGCCTGAACGCGAGCCCCGACGACGTGGCGAAGATCGCCGGCAGGTGCCTTGAGGTGTACCTTGACCCGAACTGCCGCCCGTGCGACGGCCGCGGCTTCAATGGCGGCGGCGGGCGCGGCCACGAGGGCCCGAAGGTGCTGTGCAAGCGCTGCAAGGGGACCGGGCACCGTGGCGCCGAGATCGGCCGCGACGACGCCGAGCGCGGCTTCGCCCGCCTCATCCTCGCCCTCATGGAGCGAGCCACTACCACAGCCGAGGCGAACATGGCGAAAAAACTTCGGAACCACGAGTAATCTGTAGTAGACTCGCGCGGAGTCTGTGATAGACGACCTTCGGTATTGATGCGTTCCGCCGAAGGAATTTGCCCACCGGTCCCACCGGTCAACAGCGCCAGACGCTGAGCCCTTCAGGGCATAGGTGCCTCCGCGGCACGGGCGACCACCAGTTCAATGGCCGGCACCTTCTCGCACAACGCAAGCGGCTTGTCCGCAGTCGAAGGGCTTTGCCGGCCACCCATTCGGAGTTCTGCCCCATGCGCTACCTCGCCCGATGGATCAATGGCGTCTGGGTCACGTACGACTCCATGACGATGAAGCACGTTGCGCTGCACGGCCGAGAGGTCGAGGCGCTGGACAACGCCAAGCGCGCGAACGGCGCGCCGGCCCAGCCGCGCCGCTGAGGCTGCCATGAAGATCATCGCGGTGCTCAGCCCGGTCTACGAGCGCTTCGGCTTGTTCAAGGTCGAGGTGCAGACCGAGTGGCAGTCAGGCGCTGTCACCAAGGGCACGATGCAGTTCCACACCCGTGAGGAGGCCGAGGCCATCCAGCCGGGGTACGAGCGGCAGGAGCCCCAGCCGCGATAGGAAACGCCACCCCGAGCGTAGAGGGGCAGCTGGGCTGAAAGGCCCGGGCCATCACGCATGCGGGTCGGTCGGTTGGGAGTTCCCGGCCGGTGCGCCCGTCCCGCAGCCGTGATGGTGAATGCGCAGGTGCTGACTGCGCGAATGGAGCGGTGCGGCGAGCAATCGCTATGGCGTCCTATGTAGCGTGGAGCAATAACCCGGTAATCCCCACGCAAGCCGGAGATCAGCGCCCGGCCACCATCGTCGCCGTTCTAGGGCCCAGCCCGTGACACCGCCCCTCGGCTCGACGGCGGTGGCGGCGACAGACAATTTGGCCGTACCGCCCGGGATGGGCGAATCCGGCAGCGGGTGAAATACCACTGGATGGCGTAACCAGTACCAAACGAAAGGGGCTCGATGAGCCTGGCAGAAGCAGTCCTCAACGCCCTGGTGGGCGCAGTCCTGCTGGTGGCGTACCTGCTGCTCGCAGGCTACATCGAGATCCGAAGAACACGCGGTGCAGGTGACGGGCTCACCCGCCAGCCTTCCAAGCTGAGCAGAGAAGGGTTCGATTCCCTCGCGCCGCTCCAGAGCGATTCCCCTCATGCCCCGCAGTCCGAAGCGGCCCCGCCGGGGGTAAGCGGCGGGTATTCCTCACGACGACAAGACGCGCCCCGTTCGTGCTGATCGGGCAAGGGCGCTCCAGCGGCTCCCCTGCGCCGCAAGGCGTGAGCCTGTAAGGGGAGCAACCCCACCGCGGGAGGCGGGACACCATGACCAAGGACACGAAGCCAGCGCGCACCGCCGCGGATTGGGAGCGCATCGAGCGCGACTACAGGGCAGGGGTTCTCTCGGTGCGAGAGATCGCCGCCACGGCTGGCATCTCCCATACCGCGATCCAGAAGCGCGCCAAGGCAGAAGGCTGGGAACGCGACCTGAAAGCGAAGGTGCAGGCGAGGGCGGACGCCCTGGTTGCCAAGCGTGAAGTTGCCAAGTCAGTTGCCGCGGCAACCGCAGTGACCGAGCGGGTCATCATCGAGGCGAACGCCCAGGTGATTGCCGAGGTGCGCAGCAACCACCGCGTCGACATCGCCAGGGCCCGCCGGCTGTGCATGACGCTGCTGGCTGAGCTGGAAGAGCAGACGGCGAACGTGCCGGGGCTCGAGGGCCTCGGCGAACTGCTGCGCTCCGAGAACGACAAGGGCGTGGACAAGCTGAATGACGTGTACCGGGCGGTCATCAGCCTGCCGGAGCGGACCAAGACGATGAAGGCGCTGGCCGACAGCATCAAGGTGCTGGTGGGTCTGGAGCGCGAGGCGTACGGACTCGAAACCACGGCGGGCGCGAACACCTCGGTGTCGGCGGCTGACGTACTCGCGGAGATCGCCGCCAACCTCCCGGACTGATATGGCGCTTTCCCTCATCACCAAGCGAGAGGCGGCGCGCTGGTACCCGCTCATCGAGCACCCGGTGCAGCGTGCGCTGATCGAGGCGGTGGGCAATGGGGTACGCTTCCCGGTGGTGCCGTCCGGGCGCCGGTCGGGCAAGACGGAGCGGGCCAAGCGGTTCGTCGCCAAGCAGGCGATGAAGAACCCGGGCGAGCGCTACTTCATCGCGGCGCCGACGCGCGACCAGGTGAAGAAGATCTATTGGGCGGACATGAAGCAACTGTGCTTCGCCAGCCTGCAAGTCAAGGCACCGTCCGAGACGGACCTCATCATCTTCCTGAACAACGGGACGGAGATTCACCTGATCGGCCTGGACCGGCCGGAGCGGATCGAGGGTGTGCTGTGGACGGGCGGCGTGATCGACGAGATCGCCGACGTGAAGGGCGAGGCCTGGGAGGCGAACATCCGGCCTGCGCTGGACACGTTCAACCCGACGCGGCCGAACTACCGCGCGTGGTGCTGGCTCATCGGGGTGCCCGATGGCCTGAATCACTACTACGACATGGCGAAGTACGCCGAGACGGCGAACGACCCAGAGTGGGGCCTGTACCACTGGAAGAGCGCGGAGATCTTGCCTGCGGCCACCATCGCGGCGGCCAAGCGGCAGATGTCGGCCAAGCAGTACCGCCAGGAGTACGAGGCCGGCTTCGAGGGCGCCACGGGGCGGATTTACGAGGACTACGGCACGGCCAACCACACCAGCGCGCGAATCGAACCGCACGAGCAGCTGCTGTGGATGCACGACCAGAACTTCACGCCGCTGTCTTCAGCGGTGGGGGTGCGGCGAAACCAGAACGACCTTCTGCTGCTGGATGAGATCGTGCTGACCAGCGCGGTGTCCAAGCAGTCGGCGGTGGAGTTCGTCGAGAAATTCAAGGCTCACCAGAACCGGCATGTGCTGATCTACGGCGACCCGGCCGGGCGCGCCGGCGAGAAGCACGGCCACGCATCGGACTACACCGACATCGAGGGCGTGCTGCGCGCCAACGGGTGGACGTACACCCGAAAGGTGAAGCCGGCGGCGCCCGCGATTAAGGACCGCCAGAACGCGGTGCGGGCCAAGATCTGCACGGCTGACCAGACACGTTCGCTATTCGTGAATCCGGTAACGGCGCGGTGGTGCGACAAGGGGCTGTCCACGGTGCAGCTCAAAGAGGGGTCGACGTTCCAAGAGGACCAGTCGAACAAGTACCAGCACATCACAACGGCCATCGGCTATTGCGTGGATGTCGAGTGGCCCAGCAGGCAGGGCATGACCTCGGCGCAAATGACAGGACACTGAGATGGGCGTTGACACTTGCCACCCGGAATACCTTGCAGCGCTTCCCATGTGGGAGAAGTGCCGCGACGCGGCCGAGGGCCAGGATGCCGTGCACGCCAAGGGCGCGCGCTACCTGCCCAAGCTGAGCGAGCAGACGGAGGCCGAGTACCAGGCATTCAAGGGCCGGGCGCTGTTCTACGGCGCCACCGGCCGGACGGTGGACGGCCTGAGCGGCCTCGTCTTCCGCCGCCCGCCCGCTGTGGAGGTGCTGGCGGCGGTCGAGTACCTGCTCGAGGACGTGGACACCTCTGGCACGCCCCTCCTGACCTTCGCCGAGCGCGTGGTGGAGGAGGTGCTGCAAGTCGGGCGCGTGGGCCTGCTGGCCGACTACCCGCCCATGGATGGGATTCGCACCCAGGCCGAGGAAAAGGCCGCGGGCGGGCGCCCCTACGTGCGGATCTACAAGGCCGAGGCGATCATCAACTGGCGGGTGGAGCGGATCAACAACCGCAACCAGCTGAGCCTCGTGGTGCTCAAGGAGGCCCGCGAGGAGGACGTCGACGGCTTCGAGACGAAGGTGGTGCCGGTGTGGCGCGTGCTGCGCCTCGTTGGCGGCACCTACACCGTCGAGACCTGGGAGAAGGTAAAGGCCGCCACGGGCGCCGATCAGGACGCATGGGTTCTCACGAGCCAGGTCAGCCCGATGATGGGCGGCAAGCCCATGAACTTCATCCCGTTCGAGATCTGCGGCCCGATGGGCCTGGAGCCGGGCGTGGCGAAGCCGCCGATCAAGGACCTTGCCGACGTGAACCTGTCGCACTACCGCACGACGGCCGACTACGAGCACGGGCTGCACTTCACCGGCCTGCCGACCCCGTTGGTCTTCGGGCACGAGTTCCAGGCCACGGAGAAGTTCGCTCTGGGCTCCACGGTGGTGAAGGGCTTCGCCAATCCTGACGCCAAGGCCGAGTTCCTCGAGTTCAAGGGCGAGGGCCTGAAGCAACTGGCCGCCCGCCTGGTCGAGAAGGAAGAGATGATGGCCGCGCTCGGCGCTCGCATGCTGGCCGGCGACAAGCGCCAGGTGGAGGCGGCCGAGACGGCGGCCATTCACCGTGCAGGCGAGAACAGCGTGCTGAGCAGCCTTGCCAACGCCGTGAGCGCGCTGCTGACGCGGGCGCTGAACTACTGCGCCATGTGGGCCGGGGTTGCGCCCGAGGCGCGCGTGGCGCTGAATACCGACTACCTGCCGTCCGGCATGGCCGCCCAGGAACTCACCGCGCTGGTGGGTGCATGGCAGGCCGGAGCGATCAGCCACCTGACGCTGCTCGACAACCTGCAACGGGGCGAGATTGCCCGGCAGGGGGTCGACGCCGACAAGGAGATGGCCGACATCGAGGCGGAGGGGCCGAAGCTGGGCGCCATGGGCGGAGGGGGCGAAGGCTTCCCGCCGGCTGCCGGAGGTGCCGAATGAGCAAGATCATGCGGGCCCTGGAGGCCGAAGCCAGGGCGGAACGGTTGGGGCTCAAGCGATACGCCTGTGACCCGGCCGACCCTGGCTATGCCAACTGGATGGCGGCGGGCCGCATGCTTGAAGTGCGCGTGGACGGACGGCTGGTCCCTCACTGCACCATGGCTGACGAGGTGGCCGGCGTGGTGCTCGCGCTCGAGCAGCCCTACCGGCTCGGCTCGGATGGTGAGCTTGCGGTGTACGAGCTGCGCGGCGAGGTGCGCGTCAGCAAGAAAGCATCCTGATGCCAACGGTCAACGAACGCCTCCTCGACGGCCAGATCGGCCACCAGCTGGACTTGCAGAAGTACAGCAACGGGGTGGTGCGGCGCATCATGGCGCTCCTGAACCGGACGGACCCGGACCTGTTCGCGCAGCTCAATGCCGCGCTCGAGCGGCTGCCGGCTGAGTCCTTCACGGTTCAGCGCCTGGACCAGCTGCTGGCGTCCGTGCGTGCCTTGAACGTGCAGGCGTACCAGTCGGTCGAGCGCGAGCTCACGACGGTGCTGCGCGAGTTCACCGAGTACGAGGCGGGCTTCCAGCTGGACCTGTTCCGCAGCACGATCCCGCCGCAGGTGGTCGCCGTGGTGCCGTTGAACGCCATCAGCGTGACCCAGGTCTACGCCGCGGCCATGAGCCGGCCCTTCCAGGGGCGGCTGCTGAGCGAGTGGGCCCAGAGCATGGAAGCCGACCGCATGGTCCGCATCCGCGACGCCATCCGCATTGGCTACACCGAGAACCAGACCACCGCGCAGATCGTGCAGCGCATCCGCGGCACGCGCGCCAAGGGCTACGAGGACGGCCTGATCCAGATTGACCGACGCAACGCCGAAGCCGTCGTCCGCACCGCGGTGAGCCACACGGCCGCCACGACGCGGCAGGCCCTGGTGGACGCCAACCTGGACATGGTGAAGGCGATCACCTGGTGCAGCACGCTGGATGGCCGCACGAGCCCCACCTGCCAGATTCGAGACGGCAAGCAGTACACCGCCGACACGCATCGCCCGATCGGGCACAAGAACGCATGGCTGGGCGGCCCGGGCATGGCGCACTGGGGCTGTCGGTCGACGTCGAACCTGGTGCTGAAGTCGCTCCGCGAGCTTGGCATCCCGATGGACGACCTGGACCCGGGCACGCGCTCAAGCATGGACGGCCAGGTGCCCGCCGACGTGAACTTCCCCGAGTGGCTGAAGAAGCAGTCGGCCGCGCGCCAGAACGAGGTGCTGGGGCCCACCCGGGCCAAGGAGTTCCGGGCCGGCAAGCCGTTCGATCGCTTCTTCAACGACAAGGGCTCGCTCCTCACCCTCGACGAGATGCGCGCCCAAGACGCCCGGCGGCGCGAGGCGGTGGCCGCCTGAACGCCCGGATTTGTATGATCGCCGGATGGCTCCGCCCCTGAAGCTCGTTCCCAAGGCTGCACCCTCCGCCAAGGAGGCGGTGCGGCAGCGGGTGCGCGAGGCGCCGAAGCCGGCCAGCATGCTCCAGTGCCGCTGCGGCAGCCGCGAGCTCATCGAGGCCCGGCAGGGCGTGCTGTTCAAGAACGGGCGCGCCACCGGCGGCTCGAGGGCATGGCTGTGCGTGAACTGCCTCCTGCGGGGCGAAAGGGTGGTGGTGCTGTGAGTGTTCTCCTTGAGGTACAGCGGACCCAGTTCAGCAGCGGGCTCGCCGTGTGCGACTACTGGGTTTCTGACAACAGCGACCCGGACGCGCCGCGCTTCAGGGTGCAAAACGTTAGCTTGATCGACGGCGCGCTGCAGGTCGAAGCTCTCGATCCGATCGATGTGCCAGTGTTGAAGCAGGTCGCGTCGTTTTCGCCCGTAAACGAAGTGCCTCGCTTCTTCTACGAGGGTCGCGGCAAGGTCGTCGTGAGCGAGCTCCCAGCCCGCCACATCGATGTGCCGGACCCTGGAGAGCTCGATCAGAGCGACGCTGGGTAAGCCCCACCAACACACAGAAGCCGCCCACTGAGGCGGCTTTTTCGTTTCCGAGCCGCCCCTGGCAACACGGGCGGCTTTTTCGTTCCTGACGCACAAGCAGCAAGCCGCGCGCAGGGATCTGGGCAGGAAGCCCACAACCTCTTGAGCAGAAAGCTCGCAACCAGCTATGAAACTCCTGTTTGATGACAAAGGCGCCGTGGTCGTGCGCAATGGCGCCCCGGTGTACGTGAAGGACGACGGCCGCGAGATCGAATTCGACGGGGCGAAAGCCTTCGAGAAGATCGGTCAACTGACCGGCGAAAACACCACGTTCCGCCGCAAGTTCGAGGAAGCCGAGACGAAGCTGAAGTCGTTCGAGGATCTGGATCCGGAAGTGGCCCGCAAGGCGCTGCAGACGGTCAAGAACATCGACGACAAGAAGCTGGTCGACGCCGGCAAGGTCGAAGAGGTGCGCGCCGCCGCGGTGCAAGCCTATGAAGACAAGCTGCAGGCCGCCAGCCGTGCGCACACCACCCAGCTGCAAGAGCTGACCGGTGAGCGCGACAAGCTGAAGAACGAGCTTTTCACCGAGAAGATCGGCGGCAGCTTCACCCGGTCCAAGCTCATCCAGGAGCGTTTCGCCGTGCCCGCGGACCTCGTGCAAGCGAAGTTCGGATCGGCGTTCAAGGTCGAGGAAGGCCGCATCGTGGCCTACGACTCGTCCGGCAACAAGATCTACAGCCCCTCCCGTGCCGGCGAGCTTGCCGACTTCGACGAGGCGCTCGACGTCCTGGTGTCCCAGTACCCCCACAAGGAACACATCCTCAAGGGCTCTGGTGCGTCCGGCGGCGGGGCGAACGGCGGCGGTGCCGCTGGTGGCAACTCCATGACCCGCGAACAGTTCTCCGCCATGAAGCCGGCCGACCGCGCCGCCGCCATGGCGAAGAAGGTTCAGGTCGTCGACTGATCCCTTCCCTTTTCCCCCACCCCAGAGCCCGCCTTGAGCGGGCTTTTTCATTTCAGAAAGCCCAATCATGGCAAACGTCTTCACCCCGCTGCTGCCGACGCTGTTCAGCGCCGCGCAGGAAGTCTCCAACGAGCCCTTCGGCGTCATCCGCGCCATCAACACCAGCTTCGATGACAAGGGCGTCGCCAAGGGCGACACCGTCAAGGTGCCGGTGGCCCCGGTGCGCGCCGCGTCGGACTTCACCCCCGGCAACGTGGCCGCGACCGGTTCGGATGCCAACGCCGACGGCGTGAGCGTGCAGATCACCGCGTCGAAGAAGGTCGACTGGCACCTGACCGGCGAGCAGATCCGCTCGCTCGAGAACGGCGCCGATGCGGCCGAGTGGACCCGCCAGCTGGTCCAGCAAGGCATGCGGACCCTCCGCAACCTGGCCGAGGCCGACGCCTGCGCCGCGATCAAGCAGGGCGCCTCGCGCGCTGTCGGCACCGCCGGCACGAACCCGTTCGCCAGCAACATCGACATCATCGCCGAGGCCCGCAAGGTGCTGGTGGACAACGGCGCTCCGGCGTCCGACCTCCAGTTCTGCATCGACACGTCGGCAGGCCTGGCCGCCCGCAAGCTCGGCATCATCCAGCAGGCCTACCAGGCCGGCAGCGATGAAGAGCGCCGCAGCGGCAACCTGATGCGCCAGTTCGGCTTCTCCATCACGGAGAGCGCCGGCATCGTCCAGCACGTCAAGGGCACGGGCGCCAGCTACGTGACCTCGGGCTCGACCGCCGCCGGTGGCCGCAATGTGGCGCTCGTGACTGGCACCGGCACCGTGCTGTCGGGCGACGTCGTGACCTTCGCGGCCGACTCGGCCAACAAGTACGTGGTCGGCACTGGCGTGGCTGCCCCCGGCACCATCGTCCTGAACCGCCCGGGCGCGCGCATGGTCATCCCGACCGCCAACGCGCTGACCGTGGGCAACAGCTACACGCCGAACCTCGCGTTCGAGCGCTCGGCTGTCGTCGGGATCATGCGTCCCCCGCTGTTCCCGGAAAACCCGACCATCACCCGCGAGCTCATCAGCGACAGCACGGGCATGACCTACCTGCTGATCCAGATCGCGCAGTACGGTCAGGTCACCTGGGAACTGCACCTCGCCTGGGGCTTCAAGGTCGTGCAGGAAGAGCACGTCGCCCTCGTCCTCGGCTGATCGTCGAGCACTGAATAGCCGGGGCCTTCGGGCTCCGGCTTTCTCCTGGAGGTCACATGGCCGGACTCACCAAAGAACAACGCGCCGCGAAGGCTGCCGCCATGGCCGCCTCTACCGCTTCCGACTCCACGCCCGAGGCCCACGCCGACGCGCCCGCCCTGGTCAGCATGACCAAGGACGGCGAGACGCTCGACGTGCACCCGAGCTGCGTGCACGACCACTTCCGCCTGGGTTGGACCCTGGCGGGCTGAGGGCGGCAAGCGCATGGACACCATCACCAAATCCCCCGCGGAGATCGTCGAGCACCGCTTCGACTTCTCCACCTTCGGGACCATCAACCAGGTCGCCATCAGCGCCTCGCAATCCGGCCTGACGCTCGTGAAGGCGACCCTGCTTGCGGGCGTCCTCACGCTGTGGGTGGGTGGCGGTGAGCCTGACTGGCACTTCGAGCTCGGCGCGCGTGCGATCCGCACCGGCGGGCTTCAGAAAGAGCAGCGGGTCCGCATCGAGGTGTTCGGCCCGGCGCTGGACGACATCGAGACGATCGAGCCGACGCTCCCGAACTTCCCGCCCGGCGGCCTGCTGCTGGGCCCGGACGCGCTCCTGCTCGACGCCAGCTACCTGGTCGTCGAGGAGCCGGAGCCGACCACCTTCCCCACGAGCTCGGTGCTGTTCAACACCCGCGCATTCCTCTTCAACAACCAGCACGTGGTGCTCGCATGACCCTCAACGTCCAACTTCCTGACGGCACGACCGCCCCCGCGTCGACGCAGCAACTGGCGACCGTGCGCGCTGACCTCGGCGTGCCGACGGCCGCCGAAGTGTCCGCCGTGGTGGACGCGTCGGCCGCCGCCGTGCTGGCGCAGGTGCCGAACCTCGCCGCTGCCGTGGTGCCTGCCGTTGCCTCCACGCAGGAGGCTGCCGCCGGCACCGACGACACGAAGCTGATGACGCCGGCCAAGGTCGCTGCGGCCATCGCCGCGCTCGCCCCCGCTGGCGGAGGCTCCGGCGGGGTCCCGGCCACGTCTCCGGCCGGGACCAGCCTGGTGCTGGACTCGACACTGCGGCAGTACCAGCCGCTCACGGTGTCTGGCGCCACGACGCTGACCGTCAGCGGCTCCACGCTCGGGGCCGCTGCCACCATCACGCTCATCGCCAACGGCTCGAACGTGCCGACGGTGATCGGTGCGGACGAGTGGGCCACCAGCTTCGGCTACAAGAACACCGCCGGCGTGCGCAACCGCTTCGACGCGTGGCACGACGGCGACGGTGCGCGCTTCCAGTGGTCGCAGGCCATCGTGGCCGCCGCTCCGGTGACCCCGGTCCTGCCTGGCGCGCCTGCGTCCTTCACCGCCGGCGCCGTGGGCACCACGACCCAGACCCTGAACTGGACCGCGCCGACGACGGGCTCGCCCGCGGTCTACACCTACAGCATCGCGTACCGAGTGAACGGCTCCGGCTCGTTCCCGTCGCCGCAGCTGACCGGGCTCACTGGCCTGACCACCACGGTCACGGGCTTGACCTCGAGCACGGCCTACGACTACCAGATCACGGCGACGAACACGACCGGAACCGGCACGGCGGCCACGCTCCTGAACCAGTCCACCTCCGCCACGCTGGCCCTGCCGGGCAACGTGGTGAGCCTGGCGGCCGGAACGCCTTCTGCCACCTCCGTGCCGTTGTCCTGGTCTGCTCCGGTGGCCGGCGGCGGCTCGATCACCGACTACGTCATCCAGTACGCCGCGGCCGGCACGTCCTTCGCCAGCCCGACGACCTTCGCCGATGGCACGAGCACGTCGACGGCAGCAACGGTGACGGGGCTCGCGGAGGCGACGGCCTACGACTTCCGGGTGGCCGCTGTCAACGCGACCGGGACCGGCACCTATGCCTCGGTCCTCAACATCACGACGTCATCGAGCGGCGGCGCGGTGACGGCGAACGCGGTGACCTTCGCCGGCACCGACTTCCTGGCCTCGCTCGGCAATGAGATCTACGAGGCGACGACCGACGGCACGGGGCAGTACCCGGCGCGCGGATGGGCGGGGACGACCCTGGCCGGCGACGGCTGGATTGAGTGCCAGTTCCCAGCGGCCACGTCGACCAGCACGATGATGGGGTTCAACTCTGGCGGGGCGACGGGCACGCCGTTCTCGCAGATGGACTTCTGCACCCAGGTCGGCAGCGGCGGCACGGTGACCCACGCCAGCAACTCGGCCACCTTCAGTGCCACGCTGACGACGCTGAGCCCGAGTCCGTCGACCCGGGTGCGCATTCGCCGGGAGGGCACGGCGGTCTACCTCGAGACCACGACGGACGACTGGGCGACCTACACGCTTCGGCACACGTTCGCCGCTTCGTCCACCGGGGCGCTGTCGGCGCATTGGTTCACGGTGTTCTCGACGACGGCGCGGCGCATCTGCCAACCGCGCCACATGGGGCTCGCATGATCCCGCGCTACCCTCGATTCAAGCTGGCGGCGGCTGACGTGCAGATCATCGTCCACGCCAACAGCGTCGGGGCTGGCGTGGGTGCTTCGGCGCCTTCCAAGTGGTGGCCGGCGGTGGCGAACACGAAAGCGCCGCTGGCCGGGCTTGGCATCACGACCACGAACCGCTCGGTCCCCGGCATGGGGATCGTCACCAACAGCGGCGCCAGCACCATGACGGTGACGGCGCCGACCTCAGTGGATCCGCTGTTCGACCCGGCCAAGCTGAACGTCCTGGTCATCCACGAGTTCATCAACGAGCTCAAGGGCAACGGGTTCAACGCCACGGCAGCGATCACCGCCTGGCGCAACTACTGCGCCGCGCGACGCGCTGCGGCCGAGGCGGCTGGCGCCCGGCTGTTCATCATCACCATGACGACCACCCCCGCAGGCGCCGCGCCGGCAGGGGAGGGCCAGTCCTGGGTCGACAGCCGAATGGCCGCGATCGTGCAGTGCAACGACATGATGCGGCGCGACTTCCGGGACTACGCCGACGCGCTGTGCGACGTCGCGGCCTATCCGCCGTTCGCAGCCATGTACCAGGCGGGCGACTGGACCCCGGCGGCGTTCTCCGCCTCCGGCATGTACGACATGCACAACTCAGCCGACGACTGGACCCACCTGGGCGACGCCGGCTACGAGGTCATGGCGACGGCTGCTGCCGCGGCCTACCAGCGCATCCGCTGAACCCGGCGCCCAAGGCGCCAACCCACCCCACTGCACCGCGCCCCGGCACCCCGGGCGGGCGGGAGCGTTCCTGCATCCCCTTGAGCGGGCCCCGACATCATGACGATTCAACTGCAAACCTCTGGCGGCACGCCGGCAGCCGCGAGCCCGACCGAGCTGGCTCAAATCCGCGCTGATCTGTCGGTGCCCACCGTCACCGAGGCGAACGCCGCGGCGAGCTCGGCGGCCTCGGCGGCCGTGGCGGCTCACAACGGCGCAGCGAACCCGCACCCGCAGTACGTGCGCACAGTGAACGGCGTGGCGCCGGATGGGGCCGGGAACGTCGCCGTTGACGCCGGTGGCAGCGGCTCGACCGACCTGAGCGTGACCGCATCGAGCACCACGGTGACGGTGGCGAGCAGCAGCGGCGCGGACGCGGTCCTGCCAGCGGCGACTGGTTCGGCGGCTGGCGTCATGACTGCCGCCCAGGCCTCGGCCGTGGCCGGCATCGACAGCCAGATCGCCTCGCTGAGCGGCGCGATCAACGCGAAGGTGCAGAACAGCATGTCGGCGAGCACCACGGTGGCGCCGAGCGCGAACGCGGCGCAGGCCGCCATCGACGCGAAGGTGCAAAACTCGCTTTCGGCCAGCGCGACCGTCGCGCCGTCCGCCACGGCGGTGAACTCGGCCCTGGGCGGCAAGGCCGACCTGGCGAGCCCTTCGTTCTCCGGCACGCCGACCGCCCCAACCGCCACGGCTGGCACCAGCACGACGCAGATCGCCACCACGGCATTCGTGGCGGCAGCGGTCGCCACCAAGGCCAACGCGGCCAGCCCGAGCTTCACCGGCGTGTCCACCTTCGCCGGCGCGAACATCACCACGGCCAGCGCCATGGCCGCGCTCGCCATCGACGTGACGGCCGCGCTGAACACCAAGAGCATCGCCGCCGATTCGACCTTCACCTTCAGCGCGACGCCCGCGGCCAACACCTGGTTCCAGGTGGCAGTGACGAACACCGACACGGCGCCGCACATCCTGACCTTCCCGAGCGCCTTCAGCCAGGTGACCCAAGGCGCGCGGACCAGCTGCCCGATCGCCGCGAGCGGTCGGCTGAACATGGTCTTCCGCTACACCGGGACCGGCTACGAGGTGTTCGGCGACGGGCCCTTCCTGAACAACTTCACCGCGACGGCCGCACCCGGCGTGGGCGACGACGTGGCCGACGGCTACGGGCCTGGCTCGCTGTGGGGCGACGCCACCGGCAATGCGCTGTACTGGTGCGAGAGCAACGCCGCTGGCGCTGCGGTGTGGAACGCGGTCGCAGGAGGTGGCGGTGGCTCCGGCACGGTGACCAGCGTCGGCCTCACGGCGCCCGCCTTCCTGTCCGTGGCCGGCTCGCCGGTGACCGCCTCCGGCACCCTGGCGCTGTCGTACTCTGGCACGGCCCTGCCGGTTGCCAACGGCGGCACGGGCCAGACCACCGCGGCGTCCTTCGCCACGACCCTGCAAGGCACGGGCGCGGCGGCCACCGACTGCGGCTTCCGCGGCATGCCACAGAACTCGCAGAGCGCGGCGTACACCTGCGTCCTGGCCGACAGCGGCAAGCACATCCTCCACCCGAGCGCTGACACCACCGCCCGGGTCTTCACCATCCCTGCCAACGCCTCGGTGGCGTTCCCTGTGGGCACAGCCCTGACGTTCATCAACCAGAACGGCGGCGGCGTCATCACCATTGCGATCACCACGGACACCATGCGCCTGGCCGGCGCGGGGACCACGGGCTCGCGCACCCTCGCCGCCAACGGAATCGCCACGGCGGTGAAGGTGTCGACGACGGAATGGCTCATCAACGGCACCGGCCTGTCCTGAAGGTAGCGTCATGAGCGGATTCCTTGGCGCCCTGGCGTCTGTCTACGTTGCCCCGCCGCCCTCCGGCTCGGCCACGGCCCCGTCCGTACTCCAGGCGAACGGCGCATCCAACAGCGATGCGACCCGAACCACCACCACGCTCACCGGCGTGGTGGCGGGCGACCTGATCCTGGTTTGGGGCTCGGGGTACGACGGGGTCGGCACGCCGGTGGTGCCCACGGTGCAGGACAGCACGACCGGGTCCTTCGCGGACACGACCACCTCGGTGAACACCTACACGCCGCACCTGACGACCGCGCACAACATCGGCGCCGCCGGGTCGACGTACATGGTCTGCCAGGGGTGGCACACGCTCGCGGCTGGTTCGGCGGCAACCCTGACCATCGGGGTGCCGGCCGGCTCCTACCGCGGGATCATCGCCGTGAACATGGGGCAGGTGCACGACGCCGGCCTGTGGGACGACGGAGGCACGCGCAAGGCAACCACCGAGTACACGTCCAGCCTGGCGCCGATCGTGGACAACGCGACGACGACCTACAGCCACGACTACGTCATCGCGTGCATCACTCACTACGAGAGCGCGCCGAACTTCGTCGCGGACGCCGGCTGGCCGATCCTCTTCCAGGTCGGCGACGCCAGCACGAACCGCATGGCGGTGGTAGGCAAGGCCGTGACCGCCATCGGGGACTACGACCCGATCATCGGGCGGGACGGCGTGAATACCCAGTATTCGTTCATCGGGTACGTGGTGAAGGGGGTCAACGTATGAGCCGCATGATCTCCATCACTGCCAGCGCCCGCAGCGGCGGCCGGCGCGGGCCCAGCGTGCCGGTGCCTGGCGCCGGCGACGTGACGGAGCCGGCCTTCGTGTCGGCAGCAGTGGCGAACGCCGCGCCGACCAAGATCGTGCTGACCTACAGCGAGGCGCTGTCGGCCACGCTCACCGGCTCCATCACGGTCGGCGGAGCGACGCGCACCGTGTCCACCCAGACCGTGGTCGGATCGACCGTCGAGGTGGTGGTGAATGCCGCCTATGCCAGCACCGACACGATCACGGTGACCGTACCGAGTGGCTGCGTGAAGGACGCCGCGGGCAACTCGGCCGCGCCGCTGAGCGCCCAGGCCGTGACGAACAACGTCGCACCGGCGGGCGCGTTCAGCACCGACTTCGATGCGTTCTATGCCGAGGGCTTCACGCTCGACAACTCGACGACCCTCTACGCTCGGCCCACTCAAGCCAAGCCGACGGTGAAGTCCACCGGGCTTTCGGACTTCAAGTACACCGACCAGGTGTTCGGCACGAAGGTGTACCTCGCCACCAACGTGAACGACTTCACCGACCCGGACGGTCCGCAGGGTCATGTGCGCAATGACTACTCGAAGCGCCAAATGTGGAACGCCGACGAGTCGCGGTTCATCGCCTTGGCGTCCAACAGCCACTGGCACCTCTACAACGCCGACACGTTCGAGCACATCAACGTGCCGGGCCACACCAGCGGACGCATGCCTGGAATTCGGGGGTCCGACTGCGACCCGATCTGGCACCCGACCGACGCGAACAAGCTCTGGTACACGGCCGACTTCGGCGGCCTGACCTACTACGAACTGGACATCACGACGGGCGAGAGTTCGCCGCTGTTCACGTTCGCCGGCCGCGTGCCGAGCAACATCAGCACCGCGGCGGCGTTCCTCATGAGCGGCGAGGGCAGGCCGTCCAACGATGGCCGCTACTGGTGCTTCCTGGCGACGACGGCCGGCGGGTCGATGGTCGGGCTGATGACGTATGACCGCGTGGCGGACACGATCACCTCCTCGGTCGCGACGACGAACAAGCCGAACTGGACTGGCATGAGCCAGAGCGGCCAGTTCGCGATCGTCGGGTGGAACAACTACAGCTCAGGCCTGACGATCTCTGCGGCAGCGGCCAGGCCGCTGAGCACGGCGGACGGAACGCGCGCCTACCACGGGGGCGTGCTCACCGGATCCTTCACGCAGCTGGACAACTCCAACCAGCACGGGGACCTCGGCTACGACAAGGCCGGCAATGAGGTCTACATCAGTTCGAGCTACTCGCCATTCATGGATGTCGGCGACGGGCCGACCTACATGAAGCGCCTCAGCGATGGCACGACGCACGTCTTCACCTCCCCGAACCTGAATGCCTATGCCGGCTCGACCAACGGCATGCACTTCAGCTGCACGAACTTCAATCGCCCTGGCTGGGCGGTCATCACGTACGAGTCTGGCACCGGAAACACCTACTGGCGTGACGGGTCGATCCTGATCGTGGAACTGACCTCCACCTCGCCGCGCGTGTACCGCGTCGCGCACCACCAGTCGATCGCCGACGCTGGAAGTGGCGGCGGCGGCTACTTCAGCAGCCCGCTTGCCGCGCCGAACCGCGACCTGACCCGAATCATGTTCGGCTCGGACTTCCGGGCGGCCACCGGCCCGTTTAACCAGTTCATGGTCGGGCTCCCGTCCGACTGCTTCCCTGTCTAAAGGATCGCCATGGCACTGATCGTCGAAACCGGGGCCGGCTTGCCGGCGGCAGACAGCTACATGAGCGTGCAGGATGCGCTCACGTACCACACGGCGCGAGGCAACGTCGACTGGCTGCACCTCACGACCGTGGAGGCCAAAGAGCGGGCGCTGCGCAAGGCGACCGACTACATGACCCGGGTCTACCGGCAGGCCTGGAAGGGTCAGCGGGTGTCCTCGACGCAGCGCCTGGACTGGCCGCGCTACGACGTGTGCGTGGACGGCTACAGCCTGCCGAGCACCACGGTGCCGCTCGAGGTGGCCGAAGCGTGCGCTGAGCTCGCCCTGCGCGTGCTCACTGGCGAACTCAACCCGGACGCCGGGCCGCAGAAGGTCGGCGTGAAGGTGGGGCCGATCGAAATCAAGTACGCGGAGGGTAGCCGGCCCGGCCGGCGGTTCCCTGCGGTGGACAGCCTGCTCGGGCCCTTCCTGAAGGCGGGCGGCTCGGGCAACTCGGCCATGGTGGTCCGGTCGTGAGCGGGCTCGGCTACCACTGTGTCGTGTGCGGCCGGTGGCTGCCGGCCCAGCAGCTTGATGACGGCTCGCAGCTTGTCGTCCATGACGACGTGCCGCACCCCGATGCCATGACCTTCGACGAAGAGGACGACCCGCAATGAGCTTCGACTACGCAGAACTCGCAACCGAAGTCGCCGAGGTGTTCCGTGAGATGGGCGGGGAAGGGCGGCTCACCATGGTGACGACCGGCGCCTACGACCCCACCACCGGCACGGCCCCAGTGTCCGAGGTCACCGTGCCCGTCACCTGCGTGGTCATCGACTACGACGACGAGGTGATCGACGGCACGCGGATCCAGGCTGGCGACAAGCGGGTCTACATGGCCGCCGGCGCCGTGCCGAAGCCCGACGACGTGTTCACCTGGATGGGCAAGGCGCTCCGCGTGGTTGCAGCGAAGCAGCTCTCGCCAGCCGGAACGAACGTGATGACCGAGCTCCAGGTGCGCGGATGAGCCAGAACCGCTGGACCATCCCGCTGGACCGGCTGGCCGCCAAGTCATCGGCCAAGCTCGAAACGGTCGTGCGTGCGGTAACCCTCCAGCTGTTCGTGAGTGTGGTTCGCCGCTCGCCCGTGGACACCGGACGCTTCCGTTCCAACTGGAATATCTCCTACGGCTCGCCCGACATCACGGTGACGCAGCTTGCGTCGCAGACACGCGGCATGCAGCAGGCCAACCAAGCCATGCAGCAGCCTGTCGGCGGCATCGTGTACCTATCGAACGGGCTCGCTTATGCGGGCAAGCTCGAGAACGGCTGGAGCAAACAGGCGCCGTACGGGATGGTCAAGCTGGCCGCCTCCGAACTCGCCAGCGCCGTGAGAAAGGCAACAGCATGAGCGACGCACTGATCCGGGCCGCCTTCGAGACGCGGCTCAACGCATGGGCGGCCATCCAGTCGCCACCCCTCCCGCTGGTCTTCGAGAACATCACCACAGCCCAGGCCATCCCCTACGCCCGCGTGACGATCCTCAAGGCCGACACCGAAAACCAGTTCATGGACGGCCGCCACCGTGGCCGCACCGGCGTGTGCCAGGTGTCCCTGGTGCTGCCGCCGAACACCGGCGCGGCCAAGGCCGAGGCGATCGCCGCTTCCCTGGACGCTGCCTTCCCGCTCACCGCGCACCTGGTGCAAGGCGGCGCGCGTGTCGTGCTCACGTCCCCCTTCAGCGCCGGCACCGGCCGCAACGAGGCGGACAGCTACTACGTCCCCGTGAGCTGCACCTACCGGTGCGACACCGTCCTCACCTGATCCCACCTCTCGCCCTCCGGGGCATCTCCACCAAGCCGCCTCCGGGCGGCTTTTTCGTTTCCGAAACCCCGAAAGGCCCTCCCAATGAGCGTTTCCGTCCCCAACGGCTCCCTCGTCGCCATCGCTTCCGGCTATGCCACTGCGAAGGCCATGTCCGCCATCACCAACGCCAACCCCGGCGTCGCCACCCTGGAGGCCTCGCACGGCGTGACCTCTGGCTCCTTCATCGAAGTGACCTCCGGCTGGTCGCGCCTCACCAACAAGGTCGTGCGCGCCGGCACCGTGGCGACCAACTCGGTCCCGCTCGAAGGCATCGACACCACGCTGACAACCATCTACCCGTCGGGTGGCGGCGTCGGCACGGTCCGCGCCATCACCGGCTGGACCCAGCTGTCGCAGATCCTGTCTTCCTCGTCCTCGGGTGGCGAGCAGCAGTTCGTCGACTACCAGTTCCTGGAGGCCGACGCGCAGAAGCGGATCCCGACCAGCAAGAGCCCCTCCGGCCTGACCTTCAGCATCGCGGACGATCCGACGCTGCCCGGCTACATCCTGGCCTCCACGGCCAACGATGACCGCCTGCCGCGCGCCGTGCGGATCACGCTGCCGAGCGGCTCGATCCTGCTTTACAACGCCTACATCTCGCTCAACAAGACGCCGACGCTGACGGTGAACGAGATCATGGCCTGTGAGCTGACCCTGTCGCTGCTGGCCGAACCTGTGCGGTACGCCTCCTGATGGCCGCGCTGACCCTCACCCCGGGACCGACGTTCAAGCACACCGTGCTGATCCCGGTCACGGGAGGCGAGCCGGCGCCGGTGGTCTGCGAATTCCGGCACCGCACGCGCTCCGAACTGGCGGCCTACGTCGAGGAACTCGCCAAGGGCGAAAAGCCCGACGAGGACCTGCTGATGGACCTCCTCGTCGGGTGGTCCGGCCCCGACCAGGAGTTCTCGCGCGAGGCGGTTGTCCTGCTTTGCGAGAACTACCCGCTCGCGGCCAGGTCGGTGCTGGACGGCTACCTCAACGCCTACGCGGAAGCCAAGCGAAAAAACTGATCGAGGTCGCTCGCCACTTCTACGACCCCAGGAAAGCACCCACGCAAGAGGAGTGCGACTTCTGGGGTCTGACGATGGAGGAGGCGAGCGGCCCCCCGATCGTTCCGTGGGCTGACAACGTGACGCCCACGGCGGTGTTTGCAGCCATGCAGACGCAGTGGCGCGTCGGCCCGGCGGGCCCCTACGGGCTCGACTACACGGCCCTGACCGAGGTTCTCCGCATGTTGGGCATTGCCCGCAGCGAGTGGGCCGAGGTGCTCACCTGCATTCGGGTGATGGAGGGCGAAGCGCTCTCCCTGATGAGGAAACCCACATGACCCAAGATGTGACCACGCTGGTACTCGGCGTGGACAGCAGCGCCGTGAAGCGCGCGGGCAAGGACCTGGACGGGTTCGCGGTGAAGGGGAGGGAGGCGCAAGTCTCTGCCGTCAACCTTTCCTCCGCGGTGAAGGGCTTGGGCGCTGTCGTCAGCGTGGGCGCCGTGGCGGCGCTTGCCAAGCAAGCGATCCAGACGGCCGACGCCTACACGAACATGACGTCGCGGCTGTCGCTTGTGACGAAAGGCTCGCGCCAGCTAGCAGAAGTGCAGCGCGCGCTGTTCGATGTTTCACAGAACACCCGGGCAGACCTTGAGCAGACGACCGGCCTCTACACGGCACTCGCTCGCTCGACGGAGACACTTGGCGTTTCCCAGCGCGACCTCATCGGCGTCACCGAGTCGATCAACAAGGCGCTGGTCATCAGCGGCACGAGCGCGACAAGCGCGCAAGCCGCACTCATGCAGCTCGGACAGGCGTTCGGCGAGGGAGCCCTGCGCGGCGACGAGCTGATCTCCATCCTTGGACAGGCGCCGCGCCTGGCGCAAGCCATCGCCGACGGCATGGGCGTGCCGGTGGGGAAACTGCGCGAACTCGGCACTGCCGGCGAGATCACGGCGGAGAAGCTCTTTCGGGCGCTTCAAGCTTCCGGCGCATCGCTGACGGCCGAGTTCGAGAAGATGCCGGCAACGGTCGGCGGGTCGGTTACGCGGGTCAGCAACTCCATCATCCAGCTGATCGGCACGCTGGACAAGCTCACCGGCACCTCGTCGGCGATGGCCGGCTGGGCCAGCCAGTTGTCGGTCGGGCTCGACGGCGTCAACAGCCGGGTGCAGAAGAGCGGCGGCCTGTTGCAGGGCTACTTCGACTCGCTGGGCGAGGGATGGGCCACGGCTCGCCTCCAAGCCACGCGCGAAGAGCTCGACCGCATGGCCGGCGCGGTGAAGCGCGCTCAGACCGTTCTCGCATCGCAGCCGGACAGCATCTTCGCCAAGAACACGTTGCGGGAGTTCCAGGAACTCACCGACGCGGCCCGGAAGTACGAGGCCGAGATCAAGCGCATTCGCGGCATCGACGTGTCAGCGAAGGAAGGCGCGACGCCGTCCGGCGGCCGGCAGCGCGACATCAGCGGGCGCACCGTCGCATCGGTGTCGGCAGCGCTCGCACGCGAGCAGCAAGCTCTCGCCGCCCGCAAGGAGTTCCTCAAGGACTACGCCACGGCGGAGGAGAAGTTCACCGCCGAACTCAAGAAGCAGAAGGAACTCCAGGGCGATCTCTTCACGGCCGCCGACGAGGAGCGCCTGCGCGAGAAGTTCCTGAAGAAGACGAAGGCCGACAAGGCGTCGATCGTCGACCCGGCCAAGAACGACCTTGGCCCGATCCAGCGGCAGCTGGACATGCTCACGAACAGCTACGCCGACGCAGAGCGGGTGCTGGAGGCGACGCGCAGCGCGGGGCTCATCAACGAGCGCGCCTACTACGCCGAGAAGCTGATCTTCCTGGAGCTCAACACGGCAGCGCAGGTGAAGGCGCTTCAGGCCGAGAACGAGACGATCGCGGCGCGAGCACGGCGCGGCCAGAAGGGTGCCGACGACGATGACAAGGTCGCCGACAACCTGGCACGCATCGACATCCTCCAGAAGCAGGCAGCAACGTCTGCGAAGGTGATGTCGATCGAGCAGGAGGCGGCAGCAAAGCGCACGGCCCTGGGCTACGTCGAGGCGCGCATCGCCGCGCAGGCCTACATCGACACGGTCGCCAAGCAGTTCCAGCGCGAACGCGAGGTGTTCGGCCGGGGCGACCGGGACAAGGCACTGGCCCGCCAGCGCAGCGAGATCGAGGACCGCTACCAAGGTCAGCGCGACGAGGCGCAGGGAGAGCGTCGCCGCAATGAGATCACCGAGGCGCAGCTGCGCGAGCGGCTGGCGCTCATCACCACCACGCAGGCGAAGGAGCTTGCTCTGTGGACCGAACACTACGAGGCCATCTCGCAGGAGGAGGCCGACTGGTCGAACGGCGCTGCAACGGCGATCCAGAACTACCTGGACCAGAGCTCAAACGTCGCGGAGCAGATGGAGGGCGTGTTCACCAAGGGTTTCAAGACCATGGAGGACGCGCTGGTCAGCTTCGCGATGACCGGGAAGATGAACTTCAAGGACCTGGCGAATTCGATCATTGCCGACCTGATCCGCATCCAGGCGCGGGCCGCCATCTCGGGGATTCTCAGGATGATCGGAAACGGCGCCAGTACCGGCGACGGCGGAGCGGCCGGCGGCGACGCCGCTCTGCTCGCTGACATGGGCGTCTCCGGTGGTCGCGCAATCGGCGGCCCGGTCTCAGCCGGCGCCATGTACCAGGTGAACGAGCGAGGCCCCGAGCTCCTGAACGTCGGATCCAAGCAGTACCTCATGACGGGCGGCCAGGGCGGCAGCGTCTCGCCGATGGCCTCCGGCCCCTCTACGGTCAACCACATCAACGTCGCGGCGGGCCCGTCTCGCAACGAAGTGCTGACCGCTATCCAGATGGCAGTGCAGGCCTCCGAGGCACGCACCGACCGCAAGCTCGCCAAGGTGGGGGTCTGACATGGCTACGTACGATCTTCCGGCTTCCTTCAAGCCGGTGGCTGCCTCGTGGGGGCTTCAGAAAGCTGGAGCCCAGTTCAAGAGCCCGTTCAATGGCCGCACGCAGGCCATCGAGTACGTCGCCGAGCGGTGGATCTTCAGCTGCACGCTGTCACCGCAGATCAGCTACGCGGCAGGCCAGATGGACGCCTTCGCAAACCTGATGGCCGGCGCGGTCAACAAGGTGCGCGCCGGTCATCCGACGCGGCTTGTCCCGACCGGCAGCATGCGCGGCTCGCCGACCGTGCAGACCACGACGGCGCGCGGCAACGCGACGCTGTCCGTGCTGACCACGGCGGGCGCCACGCTCTACATGGGGGACTTCATCGGGTGCGGCGGGCACCTCTTGCAAGTGGCGCAGGACTGCACCGCGAACGGCTCGGGCGTGCTGGTCGTGCCGCTAGTGAACCGCATCCGCGGCGTCATCGCGGCCGGCACGGCGGTGGTCTGGGATCGACCGAAGACCACGTTCGTCTGCCGCTCGATGGTCAACGCTTCTACGCACATGCCTGGCTACATGGAAGGCATTCCGCTCGACTTCGAGGAGGACTGGTCATGAGGACCGTTTCCCCGGCCGCGCTTGCGGCCTTGAATGACCCGGCGGCCTCGCTTGTGCTCCTGCTCGAGATGCAGCTCACAGCGCCGCTGCGGTTTGCGTCTTCCGGTGTGGACATCACCTATGGTGGCAACTCGTACATCGGGACCGGCATCCTGGGCGGCGTGGAGCGCGTGACCGATGGCCCCGGCGCGAACGGCGGCGGCCTGCGCTTCATGCTGAGCGGCATCCCTACCGAGGTGCTCGCCATTGCGCTGGCCGAGCCGATCCGCAACAAGGCGTGCTCGCTGCGGCTCGCCGTGCTGGACATCGTGACGCATGCCGTGCTGGATGCGCCTCTCGTCTGGACCGGCACGCTGGACCAGATGCCGATCTCGCACCAGAGCGACGACTCCGGCGGGTCGACCTGCACCGTCTCAGTGACGGCCGAGCATCGCGGTTCGACGTTCAGCCGACCCAAGCCATTTCGCTACACCGACGGTGACCAGCGAAGGGCCTTCCCCGGGGACACGTCGCTGCGTTTCGTCGTGAGCCAGGCCAACCACCAGGACGTGTGGCCGGCCGCAGTGTTCTTCCGACAGTAGTTATGGCCCTCCGAGTTCGTGATTGGCAGAGCCGCTTGGCTGCCTGCCTGGCGGAGCGCATGGACCGCCCGTTCACCTGGGGCTCCCATGACTGCGTGCTGTTCGCCGCTGACTGCGTCGAGGCATGCACCGGCGTGGATCCGGCCGCAGGCATGCGCGGCACCTACGGCACCCCCATCGGTGCGGCTCGGGTGCTCAAGCGGGCAGGGGGCATGGAGGCGCTCGCCATCGAGCACCTCGGCCCTGAAGTGCCGCCGCTCATGGCCCAGCCGGGCGACGTAGGGATCGTGCGCAGCGCCGGAGTCGAGTGCTTCGCGGTGTGGACCGGCGCTGCTTGGCACGCGCCGGCCGAGGCCGGTCTGACCCCTTTCCCACCCGAGTGCGCTCTCCGCGTCTGGCGAGTCGAAAAGTAAAGGCGAATCGTGCCCCAAGCAATCCCCCTCATTGTCCAGGCCATCGGAGCCTACATCGGCGCCAATGCCGTCATCGTTGCCATCGTGGCGATGGCGGCGGCGGCTGTCGTCTCGTCCTACCAAGGGCGGAAGGCCGCCCGCAAAGCGCGCGACGCCTACAACGCGACGCTCGAGGACCGCCTCGTGATGACCATCACGGCTGACGGACCTCGCTCGCGCATCTATGGCCGAGCCCGCAACGTGGACGGTGTGCTGTTCAAAGCCACCCATGGCGCGAAGAGCGAGTTCTACACCCTCGTCGTGGGCATTGCCGGCCATGAGGTGGACGCGATCGAGCAGGTCTACCTGAACGACGTCGCGTGCACGCTGGACGCCGATGGGTGGGTGCAAGAGGCTCCCTACATGGTCGAGTCGAACGTGACGCGCCGGGTGCACGTCGAGGCGGGGCCGGATGGCGTCGCAACGGTCGATCTGGGCGAGGTGCCGGTCGGCCAGGTCATGGTCATGCTGTACGAGAACCATGACGGCATGACGCCGGTCCCCGCGACCCTCGTCGGGACGGTCGCCTCGGCCGGCGGCTTCGTCAGCGGCAACTCGGTGCAGTTCGTCTACCAGGTGCTGGTCCGCACGAGCCACGCGAAGGTCCGCACGTTCCTTGGCGATCCCGGGCAGGACATTGGCAACAGCTTCCTGGCGAGCCGGTTCCCTGGCTTGGTCAACACAGCCGGGAACGACGATCGATTCGCCGGCATTGCATGTGTGGCGGTCGAGTTCACCTATAGCCAGGACGTGTTCCCGGCCGGCGTGCCGAGCGTAACCGCGGTGGTCCGTGGCGCCAAGGTGTACGACCCGCGCACCGGCGCGACGCAGTGGACCGAGAACCCGGCTCTGTGTGCTCG